GAGTACTGACAAATGGAGAGACGAATACAAAGACCCAGAGAGCGATGAGAACATGTCAGATTATTGGGAAGAGTATGATGACGAATATGGATCTTAAAAAGATAATTCGCAACGTCCCTGACTTTCCAGTTAAAGGTGTACAGTTCAAAGACATCAGCAGTATTTTGGAAAACCCTAAGGCATTTAAATATACAGTAGATAAAATTTCTGCTTACTGTGAAGAAACAGGTATTACACATATTGTGGCACCTGATGCCAGAGGTTTTATATGGGGTGCTCCTGTATCTTACAATTTAGGTATTCCGTTTACAATGGCTAGAAAGAAAGGAAAACTGCCGCCTCCAGTAGACAGTTATTCCTATACATTGGAGTACGGAGAAGCAACACTGGAGATACCACAGTCAGTTAATCTTAAAGATGGTTCAAAAGTATGTATCATAGATGATGTAAGTGCTACGGGCGGCACAGCAAATGCTATGGTAGGTCTATTACAAAAAGCAGGAGCAGATGAAATATATTATGCCTGTGTAATGGATTTAAAATTTTTAGAAGGAACTAAAAAATTACTTGACTATTGTGGAGTAGAAAGTTATAGTGTAGTAGATTATGAATAATTTAATTTTAATAGCATTGCCTGAAGAAGCACCTACTATGTCAAAGTGGGATAATGTGTATTTTACAGGAGTAGGGAAAGTAAATGCCGCCATGGTGGCATCAGCATTAATACAACAATATAAACCTGATACTGTTTGGAACTTTGGTACAGCAGGTGGCATTAATGTAGATAGCGGTTTACACGAAATGAAAAAGTTTGTACAACGAGATATGAAATGTTGTGAGTTTGGTTTTGACTTAGGGCAAACACCATTCGAAGATGATAAAGTTATATCATTTGGACAAGGTTTAACTTGTAGCACAGGTGATAATTTTGTAAGTGATCCTAATCTGGAAATACCTGCAGATGTTGTAGATATGGAGGCTTATGCACTTGCAAAAGTTTGCCAATATCACAATGTAAATTTTAAGTGTTACAAATATATAAGTGATAACGCAGATGAAAATGCTACAAAAGAATGGCATGAAACTGTAGCAGACGGCGAGCAGTCATATATTAATACATATTTGGAAAAAGTAAATGGCTAAAAAACCTCAAATACCTTTAGCAGAAGTTATGAAGGCTATCGATAAAAAAGATAGAAACTGGTATAATAAACTTACTGCTGAACAAAAGAAGGCATTTAGTGCCTGGATGATGATGAGGTATGCAAGTAGTGTGCAAGGAAGCCAAGCACCAGATTATATTTGGATGGTAAATGAATTAGTAAATCATAAGTTTACTGATGTTAGCAAACACCCCGAATTGCAATGGTTACTTATGACTGCGGCTGGCAGTGGTAAAGTACAACACCACCCATACATAAAACCACCAAATAGTAGAAAAAAGAAAAGTAAAAGAGGAGACTTTGTTAGTAAAGTTCTTCCTCATTTAAAAGCAGATGAGATTGAATTGTTTTTAAGTTTGAATGATGATAATTCTTTAAAAGAATTTGCTAAAGCACACGGTATGGAAGATAAAGAAATAAAAGAGATTTTTAAATGAGAATATTCATTACAGGTCATCAAGGTTTTATAGGTCATCACTTAGTCGAAAGATTAAGAGATAGACACGATTTGTCTTTTTTAACATGTGATTTAAGAGAACACGACAAAGTTAAAAATGAATTGCTTGATGCAAATCCAGAGATAATTGTACACCTTGCGGCTAGGACAGAAGTAGAACAAAGTTTTTATGAACAAATTACATTTAGTGAAATAAATTATGTAGGCACAGTAAATTTAATAGAAGTTGCAAAAGATTTACCTAATTTAAAAAACTTTGTGTTTGCGAGTACAATGGAAGTTTATGGTTGGCAACCTATAAGTGATACAATCAAAGAAGGTGTAGAAATTGAAAGTGTTCCTGTATTTGATGAAAGTACAACTCCTAATCCAAATGCCCCCTACGCCGTTGCAAAATATGGCTGTGAAAAATATTTAGAATATGCTCACAGAAGTTATGGCTTACCGTTTACAGCAATACGTCAAACAAACAGTTATGGTAGAAAAGATAATGACTTCTTTGTAACCGAACAGGTTATAATGCAGATGTTGACAAACCCAAATGAAATAAATCTAGGATACGGAGAACCATATAGAAATTTTTTATACATTGATGATTTGTTAGATGCTTGGGAAACAGTAATTGAAAATCCAGCAAAAACAATAGGTCAAATTTTTACATTAGGACCTAATAATGCATTGACAATTAAGGAATATGTTAGTATAATTGCAGATAAGTTGAATTGGACTGGAAAAGTTAATTGGAATACTAAACCCAAGCGACATGGTGAAATATATTTACTTAATAGTGATTGCTCTTTGATAAAAAATTTATTAGGTTGGGAGCCTAAAGTAAGTTTACATGAGGGTTTAGATAAAACTATTGCAATTTGGAAAGAAAAATATGGAATGTAAATGGTGTGGCAAAAGTTTTATGAGTGAAAGAACTCTGGCGGCTCATATGTGTGTGAAGAAAAGACGTTGGGCAGACAGAGAAATGAGTCATATACGTTTGGCACATAGAGCCTTTCAGATGTTTTATGAGATTAACACCACTGCAAAGAATCCTAAGACCATAGAAGAGTTTATCAAAAGTCAATACTATGAAGCATTTGTAAAATATGGCAGAGCATGTCAAGTAAATGAATGGCTTGAACCAGAACGTTACACAGAGCATTTGATTAGAACAGGTGTAAAACTTAAACAATGGGCAACAGATAAACAGTATGACAAATATTTAAAAGAATATGTTAGAAAAGAACCTGGTCTTAAAGCATTAGAAAGAACAATTATATATCTTGCGAGTTGGGGTAAAGAAAATAACAATGACTGGCAAAATTATTTTACAGATGTATCTCCTGCAAGAGCAGTACATGACTTGAGAAGTGCTAAAGTTAGCCCTTGGGTATTGTATCTAAGTGAAACAGGAGACCAATTATTACAGAGATTTAGTAGTGAGCAAGTAAAAATGATAGAAGATATCATTGAACCTCCATTTTGGATGAAGTTGTTTACTGCTAATAAAGAGGAAGTAAATGAAATCAAACGAGCATGTAAGGATGCAAAAATATGAAGGTAAAAATTATTAGTTATAGCCAAGCACCACAGTTTCCTGGTCGAAGTGAATCGGCATTGGATTTAGTGGCATATTGTGCCAGGGTAAGTAACCCAGAAAATCAGCACAACACAGAAACAAGTGAGAAACTTGTGAAGTATTTGATGAAACACAAACATTGGAGCCCACTTGAAATGGTGAGTGCATGTTTAGAGATTGAAACTACCAGAGATATTGCTAGGCAGATTCTAAGACATAGAAGTTTTAGTTTCCAAGAGTTCAGTCAACGTTATGCAGATCCTACACAGAATTTAAGTTTTGAATTCAGAGAAGCAAGATTGCAAGATCCTAAGAACAGGCAAAACAGTATTGATTTAGATTTGTCTGATATGGGTAAAGGTGGTAATAAAACTCAACATGAAATGTTGGCAGAGAAATGGCACGACAAACAGAAAGCAGTTTTAGATGCCGCCACAGACGCATATAATTGGGCTGTACGCAACGGTATTGCAAAAGAGCAGGCAAGAGCAGTACTACCTGAAGGCAATACTGTAAGCCGTATGTATGTAAACGGTACATTGCGTAGTTGGATACACTATATTGAATTACGTGGTGCTAATGGTACACAAAAAGAGCATATTAAAATTGCTCATGCTGTAGCAGATGTAATTGCAAATATATTTCCATTAGCAGAAGAATTTAAAGGAAAAGACATATGAAAAAACGCGAAGAAATGTTAGTCATTACTATGGAAGAGTGTGGCGAGTTGATTCAAGCCTGTAGTAAAATGATTCGTAGTAAAGGCAAAACAAAATATTTGCGTAATCTTCAAGATGAAATTGGTGATGTAATGACCATGATTGAGATTATGAAAATGAGTGGTTTAGTTACTGATGAACAAATTGCAGATAGAATGGAAGAAAAGAAAGAAAAATTAATGAAATGGAGCATACTTTTCGATGACGAACATGAATGATGATTTTTCAACAATAACTTTAACAGGCACAGATACTATAACAGTCACTGATGATACTTTTACATTATCGGATACTATTTTATCAGGTCAAACAGATTATATCACTATTAATACTGAACCTAGTGCCGTAAATATAGGCAAATACACACTCACTGAAGATAAAGTAAGTAAGTTAGATGCACTACTTAAAGTTTTAGAAGATTTAGAGGATGACAATCCTATTAAAGAAATGTATAATGCACAACGTATGTTAGATAAAATTAAAGGAAAATAATGAAAATTAATTTTGATGTTGATATAGATATGGCAGATAGAGACCAGTTTTTAAAATTGGTTGACCATATATCTGCCAGCATCAAAAGAGAAGACGGTTTTGAAAAGCACAATACAGGTGTTTATTTTCAACCTATTCCAAGTTTTCCTTTAGAAGAATTCAGCACTATTGACCACAAAGAAGCAGAAGATATGGGATTCTTTAAAGTTGATTTTCTTAACAATAGTGTGTATACAGATATAGAAAGTGAAGCACATTTAAATAGGCTATTAGCAAAAGAGCCTATGTGGGAATTGTTTGAACACAAAGAAATAGTAGAACAATTATTTCACATAGGTAATCATTTTGAAATCATTAAACAACATCCACCTAAAAGTGTAGAGCAACTTGCTATGATACTTGCAATGATTAGACCTGGTAAAAGGTATCTAGTGGGTAATACATGGGAAGTAATTGAAAAAGAAGTTTGGGAAAAGACAGATGACTACTTTTTTAAGAAAAGCCATGCAATAGGTTATGCACTTGTCATTATAGTTCAATTGAATCTTTTGGTTGATAAGGTTTAGTCAGTCTTTTTAACCAACTGTATACTTCTTCTTTTTATTCTCTTTTTAAGAATGTTTTGCATACTGGTAACAGGACCAAACAATACTTCTGTTTCTTTTAGCATAAAAGTTCTTAAAGTGTATTGTAAATCTTGCATTTCTTGAAATAAGAATATGTCTATAGGGAGTTGCCTATTACTTTCCCACCACCATAAATCGCCGTACTCCAGCATTAATTTTTTGTGTTCTTCAGATTTACAACCTTCAATATCATAAAAACTTATGATTTGTTTGTCTTGATTTTGTATGATTCCTACATATTCTTTATCGCCGAATAGTAAACCTGACAGAAAAGGAAATTTTTCTTGTAGTTCTTCTTCTTTAGTCATCAATGATATTTATATTTGATTAGATAAATACTGTAATAATAAAGGTATAGAATATGTCAAGTGGAACAGCACATACATTATATATTTTAGGAAATCAGTCCGTAGATTTAGTTCTTAGTGCGGACGGAATAAACGTGGATAATAGACCTATGAATCAAACAAAATTAGTAGTGCATAAAGGATTAACCAATCAATTAAACTTTTATATTAGAAATAGAGATAGAGTTTTACAAAATCTAAGTTCTAAAACACTTTATGCTAGTATTATAAATCCTAATACAAGCAGAAGGGTAGTTTTTAAACCTTTAAGTCTAGTTAATAGTGGAACAAATGGTGAAGCAAGACTAGATTTAAGTGTAGGAGATTTAACTGATTTAAATCCTGGATTTTATCATATTTCAATAACAGAAAGTTCTGATAGTGGAGTATCGCAAAATCCTTTGTATGCAAACCAGAATGATAGAATAATCACAGATTTAGAAGTCCGAAGTAGTTTAGAATACGAACCTATTGCATCACAAAGTTCTACAACTTTTACGCAAACAGGCAATACAGAATTAGGTGATCCTGCAAATACATTTGTTTCATCTGCAATGTACGGAAATCAGGATAAGAACTTTAGGCACAGTAGACATACTGTAGCATTTTATATGACAGATTTTGTAGGTAATATTACTATGCAGGGTAGTGCATTAGAATCAACACCTACACAAGAATCAGATTGGTATGATATTAATATACAAGGAGATGCTGGATTACCAGCAGTTCCATATACATCTTATAATGGAATAGATCCTTTTAATTTTGTTATTAATACTAATTGGCTTAGAGTAAAGTTCGATAAAACATCAGGGTCTGTAGATAAAGTATTACTCAGAAACTAGTTGACTTTTATGTCCAAGATGCTATAATAGTTTTATGCATCATCATGAATTAGTTGACCAAGTACACCGATTATTGCTAGATAATTTGCCTATAAACAGTGGCAAAACTCCTAGCGGTTGGACTACTTTTAATTGTCCCATGTGTAGTGATAAACGTAAACGTGGTGGTGTTATACAGTCTAATAGTAAAATAAGTTATCATTGTTTTAATTGTAATTTTACAACAGGTTGGTCACCAAGTCCTAGACTAGGACAGAAATATAAAGCACTTGCAGAAGCACTTGGTGTAGGTGCAAAAGATATTCACTCTGTAGTTTTAAATTTAATGAAATACGGAGAAGAATTAGAGATAGATGATGTTGATGATTATGTTTATAGTGCGGCAGAATTTAAACAAGTACAATTACCAGAAGATTGTAATTTGGTAGAAAATTTACCAGATGGTCATAAAGTAAAAGATTATGCAATAGAACGTGGACTATTTGGGAAATACCCATTGATGCATTTTGGTGATAGCATGTATAATGCTAGACTAGTTGTTCCGTTCCTATACAACAATAAGTTAGTTGGCTGGACAGGTAGACATGTAAATCCACCTAATAAAGAAACAGCAAAATATCTTTTAAACATGCAAAGTGGTTATGTGTTTAATATGGATAGATTTGTAAACAATGACAGAGATTTTGTTATTGTAACAGAAGGCGTCTTTGATGCTATACTTGTGGATGGTATTAGTGTGTTAGGTAATGGTGTTACATCAGAACAAGCACATCTTATTGACAAGTTAAATAAACGTGTTATATTATGTCCTGACAGAGATGATGCAGGCAAGGACTTAATTGATAAAGCGATTGAACTAGGTTGGGAAGTTAGTTTCCCTCCCTGGAAAGACAATATCAAAGACGCCGCTGATGCTGTTGAGCATTATGGTAGATTGCTCACAGTGAATAGCATAATTAAATATGCAACAGATAATAAAATAAAGATTCAAGTACAGGCAAAAATGTTATGAAGTTATTAATAAATGGTTGTAGTTTTACAGGAGGGTCTGAAGTTATTCATGATCCTGAGACAAGTCTTATTACTAATAACGGTCAAACAACATGGGCAAATCATTTTGAAGAAGATTTTGAAACAAACAATGTTGCAGTAGGCGGCAACAGTAACGATAAAATTTTTAGGAGAACTGTTGAAGAGCTCAACAAAGAATCATATGATTATGCAATAATACAATGGACTGCTATACATAGAAAAGAACGTTACTCTGATATGCGACAAACATGGATAAATTTTTGTCAAACAGAATCATTCACAACAAACAATCAATTTTTTGAAACTGCTTCGGATAGCAACAAAAGAGACTTGTATGGATACCATACAGACAATCATGCAGATATGGACAGAGACAATCCTAAGTTAAGTAGTGTATTAAAGTCTTATGATAAAATAAGAGATGGTCTTGTTTATGATGTTTTTTATGGTAAGACATTGCAGGATTTTAGAGTAGAATATTTTAAGAATGTTTTGTCATTGCAAAATATTTTAGATAAAAAGAATATCAAGTATATTTTTACAAGCATGTCTTTTGAAAATCATATACCTAACATAAAGTCTAATTGGTCTTTTGATAGAAATATTGCAATAACAGAGTTTGAACAAGACCTATTAGACCAAATGGATTTATCTGTTTGGACTAAAAATCCTATGACCCACATGATGAATCAAAATAAAGTTAGCCAAAACGATGGACATCCAAACGAAATAGGTCATAAATTAATATACAATCACGTACAAAAAGAGTTAAATAAAATATATGGATAATATTCAAGAATATAACGAAGATATACAACAACTGTTTTTAAATTTTTTAATTACAGATCCTGAGTTGTTTGTTAGAGTAAACAATATTATTGAACCATATATGTTTAATAGAAAATTTCAAGATGCAGTTAAGTTTTTAAAAGAACATGCAACTGATTATAGCAGTATTCCCACAATCGACCAAATTAGTGCAACAACAAATATTGATTTAGAAAGAATAGATGGACTAACAGACAATCACATCGAATGGTTCTTGGATACATTTGAACAATTTTGTAGACACAAAGCATTGGAGAAAGCAATACTTGACAGCACAGATTTATTAGAAAAACAAGATTATGGTGCAGTAGAAAGCAAAATTAAAGAAGCGAGTCAAGTAGGTCTTGTTAAAGACTTAGGATTAGATTATTTTGAAAATCCTAAAGAAAGATTACAACACATAAAAAGTCAAGCAGGTGCAGTCAGCACAGGCTGGAAACACATTGACCAAAAACTATATGGCGGACTAAACAAAGGCGAGATTACAATCTTTGCTGGAGGTAGTGGTGCAGGTAAAAGTCTATTCTTGCAAAACTTAGGTGTGAATTGGAGTTTAGCAGGTCTTAATGTTGTTTATATCAGTTTAGAACTTAGTGAACAACTTATCAGTATGCGTCTTGATGCAATGGTGAGCCAATACAGCACAAAAGAGATTATGCGTAACATGGATGATGTAGATTTAAAGGTGCGTATGAAAGGTAAAGGTGCAGGTAAGTTCAGAGTTAAACAAATGCCTAATGGTGTAAATGCAAATGATATTAGAGCATTTGTGAGAGAATACGAAATAAACGCAGACATAAAAGTAGATGCAATACTTGTAGACTACTTGGATTTAATGAGTCCTATTAGTGCAAGAGTTAGTCCAGGTGATTTGTTTATCAAAGACAAGTATGTATCTGAAGAATTAAGAAACTTAGCAATGGAAACAAACACATTGTTTGTGACAGCATCGCAGTTAAACAGAGGTGCAGTAGAAGAGATAGAATTTGACCACCATCATATTGCAGGTGGTATTAGTAAAATACAAACAGCAGATAATGTTATTGGTATTTTCACAAGTAATGCTATGAGAGAACGTGGTAGATATCAAATACAGTTTATGAAAACACGTTCTAGTAGTGGTGTAGGTAGTAAAGTAGACTTAAAGTTTAATCCAGATACATTAAGAGTTGAGGATTTGGACGAGGATGACGAAGGCGCAATTAGTGTTACTTCAAGTGGATTGTTAGACCAATTGAAAAGAACAAGTTCAATTAAAGCAGAAGAGCCTGAAACACAAGACACAGTCAGTCAAGCATTAAACATGCGTGAGTTTATGAAAAAAAATGACCTATAATTGATAAATACAAGATATAGGGAATTTTTAAATATGTCAATTAAAAAATCGAGAACAATTTTAGAAGAATTACAACAAATTTCTGTTGACAGAGATAAGCATCATGTTCTGGAAAACAGAGTACAGCATGTTGTTACAAGTGTACAAAATTTAAAAGACATATTACATGAAACTTATAGTCCAGAAGATGCATTGGATTTAGAACGTAGATTAATTAACAGCATCAAAAGTGGAGATGCTAAAAAATTCTCTAGAGGTATTAAAAAAGTACTAGAAAATAAAGAGAGTTAAAATGAAAATACATGACATTATTTTAGAAAAGCCGGGAAATACTGGTGTATCTGCAATGTACCGAGGACAAGAAAGAGGTGCTGTGTCTAATGACGATATGCAAGCCGGTAGATTTGCCGCAATGGCAAAACAAAAAAGAGCAGATGCTTTGAAGGCAAAACAAGCCGCTACTAACCAAACAAAGTCACAACAGAGAGGCGAAATAGGACAGTTTGCACAACAAAAAGCCCAGATGAAAGGAATGCAAAATGGAGTCGTTACAGACCCAACTGGAATGCATTATCAATTCCAACAAGATGAAAAAGGTAATTGGGCATGGAGAAATGTAGAAATTAAATTAGGTAACAAACCTCAGCCAGGACAATTTTTACCATATGATAAAGTAGTTAAAAACGGTGATGTCAATATCCAACCTATGCCTGGTACATATCCACTTAAAGACAAAGACCAACTCTCTTTAGATTTAACAGCAATAGCAAAAGGTGTTGAACCAACACAAAGTACAATGAGTGCAATGAAAGACAGAGCAGTTCAGGCAATGGGCGGACCTTTAGCAAGTAAGACTATGGCAGACCCAGAAGCAACCACAGGACAAAAAGCAGGTGCAGTTGCTGGAGCGGCACTAGGTAGAGCGGCAGGAAAAGCCTTAGGTTCTCTTAGACCTCAGGTAGCAGAGCCTAGAAAAGACCCAACTAGAACAGCGACGGCATTTGATTTAGAAACACCTAAGAATAAAATTTTAGATAAAAATAGATCGCCAGAAGAAAAGATTGCCGCGGCAGAAGAATTGCTTAAAAATTTACAGGCGCAACAAGCCAAGAATGTAAACGTTGACAAATATGTTGATGCTATGGGACCTATGCTTAAAGCAAGTGGATTAAACAAAGCAAATCCACAGTGGTATAGTCAGTTTGTTCAAAAGGCAAGAGCAATGAGAATGGAAGCCTTTGAGTTTATGAACAAAGTATTAGAATATTGGGATATGACTTGGGAAGATATAGGATACAAAGTTGTACTTTCAGAAAATGCAAGTGATGATGTTTTAATATTCCCTATAAAAGCAATTAATGAAGCAGTTGAGATAGAGAAGTTACAGAAACTAGCAGGAGTTTAAAATGAGGTTTTTGGAGATATCAAAACCTTTGGTAACTCAACTACTCACTGAAAGTGTTTTTTTAGAGTCTAAAAATACTCATTTAGAGCATCTAGAAGATAATATTTTTAATAAAGGATTTGCTGGAGCCAAAGAAGCAGTAGACTATCTATACAGTCTACACGAAATGCTTGAAGGCAATTCTAAATCATCAGTTAATATGACAACAAAATGGGATGGTGCTCCAGCCATCATTGCAGGTAAAGATCCTCAAACAGGCAAATTTTTTGTAGGTACAAAAGGTGTATTTGCTAAAAAACCAAAAATTAATTTTACTAACAAAGACATAGATGTAAATCATGCAGATGTCGGTGATAAAGATGGTAGTGGTTTAAGAGAAAAACTCAAACTTGCTTTAAAATATTTAAATAGATTAAATTTTGACACAGTCGTACAAGGCGATATGTTATTTGCTGGACAAAGCGATATAAAAACAATTACATTAGATGACAAAGAGCATCTAGTGTTTAAACCTAACACAATCACTTATGCTGTTCCTAAAGACAGTGAAATAGGTAAACAAATATCAAATGCTGGTTTTGGTATTGTGTGGCATACAGAATATGTAGGCGGCCCTACACTTGCTGACACTGAAGCAAAATTTGGATTTGATAGTAGTGTGTTAGGACAAGCAAATGGTGTTTACCATAGAGATGCAATTATTAGAGATTTAAGTGGTACTGTTACTTTAACTAAAGATGAAAGTAGCAATATTATGAGTGCCATACAACAAGCAGACAGTTACTTAAAAAGCATAGATGCAGAAACATTTGCATGGTTAGAAAAAGGCACAGATTTAATTGGCAAAGACTTTTTACAACAATTAAAAGCACATGTCAATAATAATGTTAGAGCAGGTCAATTTGATGAGCCTACAAAATTTGCACAAGGGTTTGTGCAAAAGTATATAGATTTTATGACCAAAGAAATTGAAAAAGTAAAAACACAAAAAAGCATAGATGCTAAAACAGAAAAAATGGTACAAGGTGTTAAATTTATCAAAGAGCATGTTCCTGGAATAGTAGCAGTATATGATTTGTATTTAAAAATTATTGAAGCAAAAGTAAGGCTGGTTAAAAAGTTAGAACAGATAAGACAGATAGATACATTTGTTGAAACAGAGGATGGATTCGAAGTAACTGGAGAAGAAGGATTTGTTGCTGTTGATAGATTAGGCAATGCACTTAAACTAGTAGACAGATTAGAATTTAGCAGATTAAATTTTGGGTCAGGGAGACCTGGAGCATAATGTACGATTTTGAATTAATAAACCAAGAATTAAGTGAAAGCAGGTTATTTAGATATACCAGTTCTTTTGGTAATTTAACAGGTAGGACCATTGCTGACTTGTTGTATTTGAATACATTAATGTTAATGATGTTCGTACAAGATAAAGAACAACGAGATTATGCAGTGGCAGTAGCAAGAAAGACAGTACAGTATGGACCTTTTGCAGTTTTTAGAACTACTTCAACAGACTTGTACATGTTGGCTTTTGCAGTTAATCACCCTGATTATAAAAGTTTGAATATTAAAAACAAAGAAGAAAGTTTTTTAAAATCATTAAATTTTCAAAATAGAAGATATTATAATTTTTTGAAAAAAATGAGTACTGTAGAACCTAGTAGAAGTGAAGCATCTGCTTTCTTTATAAGGTTAGAAAATCAATTAAGTATTAAAAATTCATTGTACAAACAATTAAGACGTTTAATACTTGATTGGAAAGATTTAAAATACAGTCAAAAACAATTGGTTGTTTCAAAACTTTTACAGCAACTAAGGATTAAAGGCAGGGGTAGTGAAAACTTCGAACATTTAGTTGCAATGAAACGAGAAAGAAAATACAGTGATGCACCTAAATCAGATAGAAGTGTAGCAAAAACAGTGGCAGGCACAGCCGCTGGTGCTTATGTTGGTAGCAAGGTTATACCAAAACTTACTAGAAACAAATTAAGCAGTAGAACAGGTGCAGGTATTGGTGCAATAGCAGGTTACTGGGCAAGTGGCAGGCGTAAAAAGGTATAAATATTAGCATGTTAATTAACGAAATAATTAGATCCCCTGATAGTGAGAAAGATTTAAATTCTCTTCTTAGGCAAGAACTTGAAGACAAAATCGGTTCTGGTGGTAGAATTATGAACAAATATGTCAATCTCCCACAGCAGGCTACACTTACTAAAGCCGCAGGTTACTATGCAAGTGGTAGAGGTAAAGGTATGACAGTTGGAATGGCTGTTGATAAAGCAATTGGTGATTGGCATTCTGACCAAGAAGGTGACCCAGTAGATAAAAAAACTAAAAAAGATAGAAAGTTTTCTAGTGCTGGCATGGATTGGGAACGTTCTGATACAAAACTTAAAAGAGGTTGGAACCAATCAACACATAGAAATAAAAGCCCAGATGTAAAATTACCCAGTGTATCAGATATAGCAGACAAGGTACTTGGAGTAAAACAAGCAAAAACAGGCAAACAAACTGGTAGTAGTCTTGGTCAAAAGACTGCTAGACTCATTAGAGGCAGGACTAGATCCAAAGGATTTAACGATTAAAAACAGTTTTTTTGATAAATAAATGTAACGAATAGGCATACAGCCTTACATTTTTAGGAGAAAAAAAATGGCACAGACTCAAAACGCAGGCGCGGCAGTTGCCGCAGGACACGTAGGTGGAAAGGTATTCGCAGGTATCCAAATTGACTTTGGTGCTGATTGTTCAGCAAAATTGGCAGTTGGAAGTACAGTAGATGTAGTTATGAAGGCAATCCAAAACGAAGGTTTAACACCTTTGGCAATCGGTGCAGTAAATGACGTCGGTGGTACAGGACAAGGTCTTAAACTTATCTTTGAAGGCGAACACGGAACTGACACTTATGACGGAACTAACAGTGAAACCTTAGCGGCTCACTTGGAAGACGTTGTACAAGCATTAGGCACAGTTGACGGAGTCAACTTAGCAAGTGCGGCTGTTACAGCATTTGTCCTATAAGTCTTAACTTATAAAATAGAAAAAGCAGGCTTTATGTCTGCTTTTTTTATGAATTTATTAAAATCAAACAATATATTTTTCACATGTTTTGGATAAATAAAAGTAACCAATAGTATATCACAGAAAAAAACGGCGGTGGTTACTAGACCACGATATACTTAAACAAATTAGGAGTGTTTATCATGGCACAAACAAGAGTAAATGGTGCAGTACTTGATAACAGTCAGTTACTAATTGGTTCTCTTAGTCATTTCATTATTGACGAAGTAGACGGAACAGATGACATCAGTTCATTTGGTTATACAGCAGGTGCGGCTAACAAAGGTGAATTAGTTGTTCAAGCATTGTCTACAAGATGTACACCAGTTTTAATCAACAGCATTTCTGCAACAGTAATGCACGTTGGTGTTGAAGGACAACCTTCTGCGGCTGACTTACTCGCGGCAATTCAACCAGTTCTTACTGGTTCAGGTGCTAACGCAACTGTAACAGCAGGTGAGTACAGAGTAGTGTAACTCAAAAGTAATAACTTTTAAAAAGCACACCTTCGGGTGTGCTTTTTTTTGGCTGTCGTTCCTGTAAGCAAAAAATACCAATAGTGATAAATAGTACAATATACGGAGACACACATGAGTTTACAGAGAGCAGGTGCAATGGGTTCAGTTGAAGTCCTCACAGGTAATATTGAATTTTTTACACTTTTTACAACATTAGACATTACAGTAACCGGTAATTACAGCAATAACTCTCAAAAAGATTTTGAAAGTGTTGTGCAAGTTATAGGGTTAAGAGCAATGCCTACTGTTATGAATAATCCTGTGTATTTAAATGGCACAGGTGCAAATTTATTAGAAAATTATGGTGCCCCAACTTTAACCGGTGCAGGATACATTTTTAAATTTGCTACAGAACAACCTGGCTCGCACACAGTTACAACACTACAAGACGAGTTAAATGGCGTAGTATTAAACGCAGGAACTGTTGATACAAAAAGCAGTATCAATATGGAATTTACAAAACAGGATTTACTGTAAAATGAAAAAAACTGAACCACAACCAATTGAAAAAGAAATTTATGCTAATAAAGACAACCTAGAAGCACATATAATTGCTGATATGTTGCGTATAGAAAGCATTACAACTGAGTTGAGAGAATTTAAAGAAGACACTAAGTTAAGATTGAATAAATTAGAAAACTGGCTTGTGGCAATAGTAGGCACAAGTTTTACTACTTTGGTAGCATTAGTAATTGGTTTAATTATAAATTTTTTAGGATAATATGAACTACGAAGAAATTACTGAAGAGAACATTCTCGAATCAAGAATGGTTTGGCGTAGAATGGGAAAGAAGATTAAACGTGCTGTTAGGTGTACTAGCGGTAGACGTAAAGGGCGAGTAGTGAGTAAGCCTTCACAATGTTCGGCACCTATTAATATGAAAAAACGTATGACCTTGAAAAGAACAAAAGCAAGAATGGGTAAACGTATCAGCAGAAAAGCAAACAGAACAAAAAGACTAAATCCAGCATCAAGAAGATTAAGAAGTTTAAACAGAAGTACAAACTTAAGGCGTGGTAGAAGACGATGAAATTTAAAGACGTTAGAACATTAGAGTCTGTTTTAACAGAGTATGGTATGAAGCCAGGCGCAAGTACGCCTACATCACAACAACAAACGGGTTCAAATGCTAAAGCAAATGCTGTAAAAAGTCCTACTGTAAACAAAAAAACTCCACCCAAAAAAGATTTAGGCAGTCCTACAACTACACCTGGACTAGATGTTAAAGAGCCAGAACAAGAACAACCAAAATTTACTCCTATCAAAGCAGGTGAAATAGAAGTAGACTCAGAATACAAAGATGAAAAAGGAGAAGTCTTAGGTAAAGTTGTCAGCAAAGTAGGAGACAACCCAAACCCAGATAAAGTTGTAGTACAAGACCCAAAAGGTGAATACACTTTAGTAGATCCTCAAGATGAAGTATATGTAGATGTAGAAGAAAGTAAACTAGGAAAATTAAATAAATCGTCATCTTCAAAATTAAAATTAGCCAAAGCAAACAAGATTAAAAAGAAATTAAAGAAACTTTCTAGAAAATTCAAATTACGTGAACAAGGCGAAGAAGCAATATTCGAAATAAATTTCAACAAAAAAGAAATAGCCACTTCAGCATTAAACTCAGCAATCAAATGTGGATTTGAAGCAGAAACAGTTTGGGATAATATTTACCCAGATGACGAAGATGAAGATTGGTTGTACGAATACAACTGGTATGACATTGAAGATTTTGTTCGTGACCAAGAAGGTAGTAGTGGTGTTCAAAATATAGAAGATGCATACGAAGAATTTATCTTAGATAAAGCATCAGAAGATGAAAGTGATATTATTTGGGAAATGGTATCCGAAAGAGAAGAAGACGAACACTACCTTAATTCATATATAGAAGACGAAATCAGCGAAGATGACATAGAAGATTACAAAGAAAGAATATTAGATGATTTACCAGAAGATCAACATGATGAGTACGAAGACTGGGATTTTTTGAACTGGGGTCGTCAATATGTTGAAGAAGAATTGCTAGATGAATTTAGAGAATACCTTGCTGACGAAATCAGAGATAGCGGTGAAGCAATGGATAGAGCAGTCGAGGTTGCGAGAGACGACTACGATATGGACCATTGGGCTAACTCAGAATATGGAAGTTGGCATAGTTGTTTGTATGAATTTGATATTTATTTAACTAATCCTAGCTCAGGAGGCGGAGTTCGAGAAGTTTCTGAAATTATTGAAAGATGGGCAGACAAAAACTCTAAATTTACAGATGTAGAATATGGTGATTATCACAGCAATTATGGTTCTAATAATAGTTTTTGGCGTGTAGAAACAGATAGTAGTATTGAAGCAAGTGGCGGCACTGGAGCAGAAATTATTTCTCCGGTATACAAAACACCAAAAGCAATGTTGGAAGAAATGAAATCATTATTTGAATTTTTTGATAATGAGGGTGTGGAAACAAACAGTTCAACTGGTTTACATGTTACTATGAGTATTGACAGCGAAGAAAGAGAAGAAATTAACCCTGTCAAACTTGCTGTTTTATTAGGCGACAAATATCTGTTAAGCACGTTTGGTAGAGCAAGAAACAGTTATGCTAAAAGCCAAATGGATCAATTGCAAAAAAGAGCCGCAGAACTTAAATCAAATCCTGATAATGTCAAAAATATCAAAGATATAGAAAAGATTTTATCTAAAGGTATTAGTAGAGACAAATTTAGTTCAATTAATTTTAAAGATCAAAATGATAGGGACACAAACAATCAACTTATAGAATTTAGAATAGGTGGAGGTGATGATTATCACAGAGAATTTGAGACAGCAACTAAGGCAGTTATTAGATATGCAACAACATTAAATGCCTCAGCCAGTGACAAATTATATTCTAAAGATTATGCAAATGCTTTGTTTAGGATTTTAAGAAAAATAGATGAACTTGATCCTGATACAATTGAAAGAGGAAAAGATGAAAGACTTGATGATCCTTTAATTGATGCATTAAAAGACATGTTTGGTAAAGACCATTACTTAGACACTATGGATAAACTGAATGCGGCGTTTCATTATATCAACGAATATGAAAAATTAAGTCAACCTGATGCAGATAAAAAATGGAAACAAAGTATTGCACAATTTAAAAAGGACACTGGTAGAGATCCAAGTTGGATGGGAGAAGCATTAGAAGAGCAAGAGCCACTTAGAGGTTATTTAGAACCAGAGAGGACAGCACCTAGCGAACGGGCAAAACAAAGTTTGAAAAATGCTCAAGATAGATTGTCTGTAGCAATTGGACAAGCAGGATATGATTTGAATCAAAATCAAAACAGAAAACCTGTATCAGTTAGATTAATAGGTGCTTTAAGAAAAACACTTCCTAGATTTAAATTGACCTCAGACGAGTTAAGTAAATTAATTCTTCAAAATAAAGATGCATTACATTTTGGAAACTCAAGGGATAGTAGTAGACTAGAACCTAAATTAAAAATTAGTAGATTAAAGAATGGTGTAGACAGATTGTTTAAAAAAGAAATAATACAAGCACCAGAATTTTTATCAGGCCCAGATACAGAAGCAATAATAAAAGGCATGTGGAATTTTGTTCACAGTGATGATTTTAAAGATTCAAAAAAACTTGAGGAATTAGCACAAGTAATTGCAAAAGCAAAAGGGATGGATCAAGAAGACAACCAAGTAACAAGAGAATTAGAAGAGTTAAAAGGCAGAACTGTTACTAGAGAATATAAAGATTTTTATCAAATAATTGCAAATAGAGAAAATGCTTTTAGTTTTATACCTGGGCATCCAGTTATTAAAAAAGAATTTGAAAAACTTAAAACTTATTTAAGCAAGTACCCAGAATGGAATCACCCAGTTGGAAAAGGTCATAACCCTGATAGAACTGGTGATGATAATTATATTGAAAATTCTCTCAGCAAAATGATGCAAAACATGAGGCTTCGTTGGGATGAGTTGGATAGAATCAAGCAAGATAACATGGGACAATATGTTGACATGTTAAGAAAAATTGCAAAATTATGGGACGAATTAATTCAAGCAAACAGTTTGGATGCCTACGTAGATAACATAGATGAACTACTCCCTGATTTAAAAGGTACAGATCATGAAAACAGAGCAGATGGGTATGAATATTTTGGGCTTGAACGTAGAACTAGAGCAAATATCAATAATTTGTTAGATCAAATTGTTAGAGGAGAAATGGATAATGACGATCCATATGACGGCAGTATGGCAAGCAGATTAAAAGATATTACTCAAAATTATCTTAGAGGATCATTTGATGCTTATTATAGAAATATAGATAGACACGGTTCAAAATTTTATAAAATAGGTGGATTACCAGAACTTATCAAAGACAGAGTATCAGCAATTAAACAATTTTTAACAGGGTTTGATAAACTTTCACAAAGTGTTGGTTTTTCAAGTCAAGCAGATGATATTGCTCAGAAAAAAGTTTTGCATAAAAAACAAAAAACATTTATGAAAAAACATGGGGCGAGTCATTTAGCAGAAGTTCCTGGTTTTTCATTTGGTGGTGATATTTTAATCAATAATGAAGTAATACAGAAATTAAAAGATGGTGACTTAGGACAATATGATGTAAAAGAATATTTTTCATGGTCTAGAAGCAACTATGTATCTCAATATGACGGTGCTATACTGATACCAACATCTCATTATTTTATGATGCAGGAGGCTGAAAAAGTTCTTGCCGAACCTTATAGGCAAAAAAATCCTACCAGTTGGAGAATATCTAAAGCCACAGTTATTAAAAGAAAGTTTGATAGTATTTATAGGACAGATTTTGAAACACTTAAAGCAAAATTTTCAAATATTAATGCAGTATTTGGTCAAGGAAAAACCATCAAAGATGCATTACAAGAAGTGGGTGTTAAATTCACAGAAGAAAACGGTGATGGCAGAGAGGGTATGAAAGGGTTAGGAGATGATCCTATACTTCCTAGAGAAGATATTAATGGCCCATATGGAGAACCTTTTGAATTTAGTGCATCAGCGGCTTGGCATGCCAATAATCCTGAATTAAGCAAAAAAGCCAAAGCACTTGAAAAACAACTTGCAAAAGAACATAATAGTGTAGAAAGTTTAATTAGAGCAGGTGGTGTTGAAGGAATGGAAGGTGCCGCATCGGCTGATGTTGCTGATAAAACAAATTGGACTAATTTAGCAGACTATTTAAAAATAGAACGTGGAGTAAATGACCAAGGTGTAAACTTACTAAAAAGAGTTTACGACCAATACGATAGTGACCACAACTGGCGTCCAAAAGATCCAAAAGCAATAGGCACAGAAAGATGGGCCGCCGCAGTCAAGATGGCATACGATTACATCAAAAAGAGTTACAATGTAAGTGGTGGAAACTATTTTAGAAAGAATGCAGACGGAAGTGATGGCGACGATGTCAGTAGCCTGTATAGTAAACCCTCATCAAATAATCAATCAGGATCCAATACAACCACAGAAGCAGATTACGAAAAAGTCAGATCCAAATATATTGATTTTGAAAGGATGATGAATTCGGGTATGCAAAATTATATATTGAGACCCGACGTAAACAAATTGGTAGATTTTCTTATAAATCCAGACAATGATGAAGATTTCAAAAAGGCTGTTTTACAAAGCATGATGAAAGAAAAATTAGCAGGTGAAGAACCAAATGATTTTCAAGGCCACTTAGCAAGAGGCAGACAATTTTATGCAAATCAACAACAAAGAGCAGAACGTGACAGAGTCAGTATGCTTTCCAGAGAAAGTGTATTTGATAAGTTTGACAAATTATCTTTAGAAGAACAAATACAAATATTAGAAAACTCTAAAGTATTAGAACGCCCTTTAACAAAAGATGAAAAGAAAGATAAGGAAAAATATGTTAAAGGCATGAAGAAAAACAAAGGTGATTTTGAAAAACGTTATGGTAAAGATGCTAAAGCAGTTATGTATGCAACAGCAACAAAGATGGCGAAAGAAAGTGTAAATGATTTTAATAAAATTGAAATTATCAATAAATTACTAGCAGACCATTTTCCTGTAGGTGATCTTAAAAAACAAATGTTGGCATTTCAGGCTATTCCTATTCCTGCTATGTTGGATTCATTTAGAAATCTGAGAGCAGAAGCAGGTGATGATGCATGTGCTAGAAATATTTTAAGATTTTATGTTAGTGCATTACCTGAAGAAGTAAAATCTAAAGTAAAACTCAATGAAAGTATTTTATCAGAAGCACCTGCTCAACTTGTTTCAGATTTTAGAACTCAAGTTGTTAGGCATGCTATATTGCAAAGAGATATACAGCAGGCATGTTTGCAACCAAAATTAAAGGATAAATGTAATACATTAAATGTAGAACTTAAAAAATTAGAACTCAAAATAGACCAATTAGAAAAAGAACTTATGAGTTATACTGCTAGAGAAGTTGATATAGACACAGCAATTAAAATGGGTGGCGAGCAACGTGAAATAGATATGCGTAAAGCAAAAACTCAGTTAAAGAAACAGGTAGTTGCATTAGTTAAAAAAGCAGAAGGTATTGCAGATGACAAATATGAAGCATCTAATTTTAATAAAGTACAAAACAGTATAGCAGACAAGTTAAACAGTATTATCAGCGGAATTGAAGAAGATGAAAAAGTATCTTTAGTTGCATTAGGTAAATTATTAACCCATGCAATGAACGGTGAACTGATTGATACTAAGGCATTGGTATCCGCTAAAGAAGGTAAAATAGATGACCATATCAATCGAAATTTAGATAAAGAAGTATTAGACATTTTTGATAGTTATTTCAAAGGTGATATTTTTGAATTTATTCCAGGTGGTACTACAAGTGGTAACTATGGTCCTGCAGAAGTGGGACTTGCAATATTTGGTAACCCGGCTAAAAAAGCAGAATCACATGGTGACTTAGAAATTGATGGAGTAATGTACGAATTAAAAGGCAGTGGCTTTAAAAGATTGAAAAGCGGAAAAGTAGGTAATTCCATATATGGTGCTAGATTAAACAGTAAAGGTATAAGTTCGGGAACGAATGGTTGGGGACCTTTGGAAAAAGGTATCAAAAAGATTTATCCTAAAATTGGAGAACTAAATCCAAATAAAAATCCATCTGAAGCCGCTAAAGAACCAGGATTTATGAAATACACATCTGCCGCTGGTAAACAAGCAAGTAGATATAATTTTAATGCAAAAGGTATTCAATTTTTAAATGATGAAGTTTTAGAGCCATATAGCGACAAAAAGAAAACCACAGAATTATTATTAGGTGTTATAAAAGGTATAATGCCTGGTTGGAAACGTGTGCCTGATTTTGAAAAAATTGTTGCTAAAATGCCTAATGAAGATGGTACATTATCTATGCAAAGACTATGGAGTTACTACACAGGTCTGGCATATGAAAGTTATAACATAGAAGACAATGTAGAAAATATATTATTCATAAACAGTAATACAAGGTCTTATTATATTATTAACAATAGAGATGAAATGATTAAGGCTATTGCTCAAGGCAAAGTAGAAGTTACAGGAGGCATTTCGTGGAATGATGACCAAATGAAAGCATCGCCACAATATGCAATTAGATAATGCGAATAACAGATTTTAAAAAATGCCCTAGAACAAAAGAAAAAAGTTGCCAGTGCGAGTCTTTAAACACAATCAGTGAAGCAGAAGAAATAATAAAAGCAGTAGTTCAATTAGAACATGTTGAAGGTGATATATCAGGCGGTATTGTTTTAAAACAAGAACCAAACAAACCTACAATAATCAGAGGACAAATAAAAGGACTTACACCTGGCAAACACGGAATACATATTCATGAGTTTGGCGACCTTAGTGATGGTTGTGATAGTGCTGGAGGTCATTACAATCCAGACGGAGTTGACCATGGAGATTTAGCAATTGGGCATGTAGGCGACTTAGGCAATATTGTTGCAAATGAATTAGGCATTGCTAGTTTTAAAATTGTTGCAAGACGTGTTGATTTAAGTGGTGACCGAAGTGTTGTAGGCAGAGCAATGGTAATACATGCAGACGAAGATGACTTAGGTTTGGGTGGAGATGAAGAAAGTTTAAAAACAGGTAATGCAGGAGAAAGACTTGCCTGTGGTGTTATACGTTTAAGAAAAGGCATAGAAGAAAGTTATAGTAGAAGTGTTAGTGATAAACATTTTGATAGAAACCAATTGCCACAAATTAGAAGAAAACATTTAGATAAATCAGATTTAAAATACAAAGAAGGTACAATCAGTATAGATAAAATTAAACATGTACAAACTCAACGTGTAGATGGATTAAGTAAAAAAGCAGAAGACGTATTTCTTAAAAAAGCAGACAGACCTTTTATTCTAGATAGAAGAGGATACTTGATAAATGGTCATCATAGATATGATGCCGCTAATATACTAGGTATTAAACGTGTTCCTGCAATTATAGTTGACGCAGACATAGAAAAAGTAATGGATGTATTCAAAGATAAAACAAGTGACAGAGCAGTAATGCAGGAAAACTATTTTAAAGATTTACTAAAATCTAAAATGTCAGAAGCAGAAGTTATTAATTTTCCAGGCACTTATATAAAAAGAGAGTATGTAAATATAAATGGTGTTAAAATGCTCAAAGATGTTTGGGACTATATGACCCACGACAGAGAAGAAGAGCATGGTTTTGATGACAATATGAATAGAGTTCATAAAGGTCTTAGTAATTTTACTGGCAACGAAGATCCTGAAATTTTAAAGAAAGCATACCAAATGGAGTTGAGAAACTTTATAGATGAGTTTGAAAATCAGGATATGGACCCACAACCATTTATAGATGAACTGGAACAATTAGATGAAAGAAATCTAAATCCTGCTGTTAAAGATTATATCAAAGGCAAAAAGACCAAACTAATCAAAGTCAAAGTAGCAGACTTAGATGACGAAGCACATGATGACCGTTTTAGTAGAGTAATAGATGTTGATCCAGATGTAGGTGTTGATTTAGATGAACCAATACTGTTAGATGTAGATGGCAAAACAATACTTGATGGTTTTCACAGAGTGTATCAAGCAAAACGTGTTGGCAGAGATGTAATTCCAGCAGAGATTATAGAAAATTTTGCTGACGGCAAAAAGAAAGGTAAAAGTCGTCCAGGCAGAGTAAAACGTGCAGGTGCAAGTTGTAAAGGTTCAGTAACAAGTCTACGCAAAAAAGCAAAAGACAGCAGTGGTGAGAAGTCAAAAATGTATCACTGGTGTGCCAACATGAAGTCAGGACGTAATAAAAAGTAGTTAAATACTACTGTGAAATTATCCAAAATAGAGAATCCCTTTAAAAAATTTATGAGTGCATGTGGACATGATGTATCACATGTCCCTAATAGTTCTATGGATACCTTATTTGGAATGAGTGAGTTTTTTGAATGGACTGAAGACTTGCACAATAATTTACCTGTTTTGCATGTAATTTCATTAGATGGCTTTGCTTCTGATGTGATTTTTAACACTTGGCAACAGTATAATTTTATACACAAATTGATTCCTGACCATATAGCAGATAATCCAAATGCAACAATATTGTTTGAAAATAGTGCTGAAGGTCATTGCGACAAAAACATATTTGAGTTTATACACCAAGTTACAACGCATTACGCCCTGTCTAACGTGTTTTATGGCAATAGTTGTGTCAATATATCAGATATATTTAAAACGTTTACATACGACACATATGACGTTTTATGCACAAGGAATTACAAAGAAGATGCAATGTTACAATTAAAAGTAGATAATCAATTTGATTTTGATACTCCTAAAACACATCTTTTCAGTTGTTTAAATAATGCACCCAGACCACACCGAATATTGCTTCTAGGAGCATTATTAAATCGTAATATGGATTCAATATTGAGTACACCCAATGTAGACTTTGATGAGGTAGTAACAAATACCATGAAATATGTGTCTGATAATTATACCAGTTTAGAAAAAATTAAAATTGCAATAGAATACTTAGAAAAATTAAAGGAACATTATCCGATAAGTTATGATGATAGAAACGAAGATGTTGTACACATGAAAACTTTTGGAGACACAAAAGGTATTTTAGATTGCGACTTCCAATTAATTACAGAATCAAGTGCTGGACAAGAATTGTATTTTACAGAAAAAGTTTTTAAACCAATTATTTTAAAACAGCCTTTCATTATATTAGGGCCAGCACGGATTTATGAACATTTGAGAACTATGGGATATAAAACATATGAACATTTATTTCCGAATCAAAGTTTTTATGATACAACAATAGATATTTTTGATAAAATAGACATGCTTATTGATGTTTTAGAATTTTTATACATAAAAAAAGACAATAATGAGATATGGGAGCAGGTAGTATTACAAAATAAACAATGTGCAGAACATAATTACAAAATATTTCAACATAATTCACAAGATATTGTTGAAAAAATAAAAATAGATTTGAATAATTGGTTGACGGTGTACACGGATTTCAATAAAATTTTTAAAAATGCATAAATACAAGTATGAAGATTTCAGAAATAATAAGTGAAACAGCATCAGTCGGTGGCATGAGTGCAGGTGCAGTAGCAACTGTGATTAAACCTGTTGTGAATGACGTACAGCGAGTTGTTCAAAGACCTAAAAAGCCTAAAAAAACAAAACATGCACACAAAAAACCAGGCCCAAAAACCAAATCGAAATTAATTAAGAGATAATATGAGAGTTTTATCTTCTAAAAATGGTCCCACAGTTGTAAGTTCTAAAGAATTTCACTTCTTTGACAAATTATCATGTGAAAAAGGTATATATGAATATGAGCTCAATGAAAATGAGTTATATACTGCTCAACAATTAAGACAACGTGGGTTAGTATTAAGAGTAAATGACAATGGCAAAGCGAAATTCAAAGTATACCCGCAAGAAAAATAATATAGATAAAAACAAAGTTGCAGAAAAATTAGAAAAAGCAACTAAAAAAGTTCTATCTAAAAATTTGTTTTTTTCTGTTGAAAAAAAGACTGGATTATTTGACATAGTAGAAGCAAGTTCTAGACAACCTGTGTTCAAAGACATCTATTTGCCAGAGACTGCAAGGCGTATTACAAAGACATTGACTAAAACACCAAAGAGAAAGATACCGCCTACAGTAGAAATTATCCATAAAGCATTAAACACATATCAAAATGATGTTGCAAAACATTACAGTGATTTAATTTTTTATAGGCATACTATGAAAACCACAAAAGACACAACAAAATTTTATTCAACAGAAAGCAGAGCAGAAATATCACTTATGAAATTGAGAAATGCTAAAGATTCTCTCCATGCACATATCCATTCCTCTTACTAATAGTATTTTTTTTCTACAGCATTTTAGTTCTTTTTGATAAATACATTTATAATTTTAAACTTTATCGGGAAAGAACATGAAAATTACAAATTTTAATAAAAGTCCTCAAGATACTATTAGAGAAATTAATACATATCTTAAGGAAAATCACGGTGTAAAGGTAACAGGCTTTCATTCCAAGTCTAAACTCGAAACTGTGAAAGAAAAAGCAGAATCACATATTGTGAGACTCAGAAATACAAATAAAAAATTCAATTTAGATCCAGACTATGCTAAATTCTTAGGCGTAAGAGATGTTATAGATGTTATGCTTAAAGAAGGAATGTATGCAGAAAGTCCAGCGATGCAAGAAATGAGAGACGGCATTGTTAAAGAAGTTCAACAACTTATGGACAGCGGATACACAATGGATGAAGCAAGTAAGGAATGTATGAATAGATTTAGAAAAGATTCTAGATATGCACATGATGATGAATTTGTATTACCGATAGTTTTAAAAGCCGCAAAGGATTATATGGAATCCAATTGCGGAACAAACGAAGATAAAGAAATTAAAGCAGAATTCCCAACTACCGATATTGGTGAATTCTTATTCAAAGAAATGGCAAAAGAAGTTGGAATGGAACTTGAAGATGTCGACACCTTAAAAGCAATTGAAGAAAAATTAAACATGTTTGCAGAAGTCAGTGGCAAAAGCAGAGATGCAGTTGTTGGTTTCTTAAACGGTTTAGAAGAAGATGCAGTTGCAGGTGGTATACAAATGTTTGGTAAAAAAGTTGCTGAACAAAATAAATTCACAGGTGCAAGAAAAGATGCTATTGCACAAGGTAAAGACGAGTTTGAAGTTGACGGAGAAACATATAAAGTAACTGGCGATACTTCAGATGAGAAAAAGCAAGCCAAAAAAGAAAGTATGTTTGATGACATCATTAACGACATGATTGCAGAAGAAGTTGAAGTAGAACAAGCAGAAGTTGTTATGGCACTTAGAGCATTAAGTGATGATGTACAGGACCATATTGAAAGAGTTGGTAGAATGATAAATGAAGATTTGCCTGCAATAGTTGACCAATTGAGTGCAGAGTTTGGAGCTCAACAAGCCGCTAGTATTAAACAAGAAGCAGAAATGGCACTAGACGGAATACTTACTGCTAATAAAGGTGGTAAAGACCAAATGGATGCTGTTATAGGACAACTTACTGGAGCAGGTGATGGTATGATGGCCCCACCAATGGATCCAGGTCTTGGAGCAGAAGAACCAATGGCAGAGCCTGTTGATAATGTTCCAGCCGCGGCAGGTCCAGAAGAAGAGCCACTAGGTAGAGCACCAGTAGACGCACCAGCAGAGGTGTAATATGAGAATCGACGAAGTACTACTCTTCGAACTTTACTTCGACGACTTAAAAGTTGCTATCAAAGATAGATTAGCTCAAGCCGTTGGCGGCGAAGTCAACGAAATTCCCACAGAAGCATTTAGACAATTCCTAGCAGATGACGGATTTCTTATGAGTATGGATGAACTTCTTAAAGTTTTAAATGACATGGACGTTATTGCAAATGCAGATGAAAACAGCATTACTCCCAAAGGAAAAATACCTAACGATATGGCAGAACCTGAAACAGCAGACCCTGAAGCAGAACCTGAAGTTGATGTCGGCGGCATGGCTGGAGACCAGGCTATGGCAGACGTAAAATCAGACCTACCACAATAACACTTTTATAAATAACTGCATGCCTACAAAGGAACAGTTAATCAACAATTTACTATCCCCTTTTTCAAGAAAACGAGATTTACCTTTTACTGATTTTGTAAAAAGTTTTACCAAAGGGATAACTAGACTACACTATTATAATGGTGCGTATGATTTAGATGATTTAAGTCCAAACATGCGTGATTTTATATCTGAACATGATTATATGAATGGCGATATCCATATAGAATTAAAAAAATGTCCTAAAACATATAAACAATTAAGTATGGATAATCCAATATATTCTTGGGAAATGATGAATGCTGTTATTCCAATACAACAAGATAGCAAAGATACAACGCAACAATTATTAAGAAAAACATTTTTAAGAAGATACTTTGATGTAGGTATACCAATACAGGAATGGTGGGAAACTTATGAAGATGTTGAGTACACAATAGACTCTTTAGGTTTAAGAAATAAAAATGAATTAGAAACATTTGAAGACAACAATTATATCCCTGTGTTTGGTTGTAGTCACACTTTTGGTTTTGGAACTCCTGAGAATAAAATATGGTACAACTATTTAAATGAGCAATTACCAATTTATAATCTAGGAATTGCTTCGGGAAGTCCTACAGATGTCTATTTAATACTTACCCAATTGTTTAAAGAAAAGCCGTTCAGTAAAACTTATATAGTTATACCTCACAAGGAACGCACATCTCACATAAGCAATAAAGGAGTAATAGAAGGTGCATTACACTATCAAGAAGACCTAGTACCTCAATTCAACGGTATAAATGAAATATTTACTGAACAGCACAGACTAATGTATTCTGATATTGTTATACAAGCAATAGTAGATTTTTGCAAAGTAAACAACATTGAATTAAAAATGTATTGTAAAGATTCTATAGCAACACATAAAGATTTTGTTGAATGGGATTTAGTTGCACCTTTTAGAAGTAAACCATATAAAAAGTTTGTCCCAGAATTGCAGTTATCAAATCCTAAGACACATTCATTAGAAGAGTTAAGAGAAATTCTAGCAAGAGACCTTGGTCATTATGGAAACAAATGGCATAGAAAAATAGCAGAGACTTTAAATGCATGATTTTTTAGAACCATCTTGGGCAGGTAAAAGAAGATTAGGTTTTCCTGATTTTGTAAAAAACTTTACGATAGGAATAACTAGAATGCATCTTGGCGATTCTGTTTATACGCAAGAAGATTTTACTAAAGAATCTTGGGAATTTTATAATGATGACTTAATTGGAAATGACGAATACTTATTGGATTTAAACCAATTACCAAAAACTTTTAAATTTTTATCGTTAGATACACCTCAATCAACAAAAAAATGGTTAGAAGCATTTACCCAAAAGGATATAAATGCAGATCCTATGAACAAACGAATAAGAGATGGAGTGATTACAAAATTAACAGATGTTGGTATGTCATATGATGAATGGTGGGAGACGTATGATGCAGATAGTCCAATTGAATATAATATAAATTCTATAGGTCTTAGAAGTAATTTAGAGTTCGAAGATTTAAAAGAAAATGAATTTATTCCTGTGTTTGGGTGTAGTCACACACAAGGGTTAGGAAGTTCAGAGGAAAATTTATGGTTTAATCACTTAGGAGAGAATCTTCCTATATTTAATTGTGGATTATCTTCTAGTGGCCCAATGGAAGTCTTTTTACTTTTAAGGCAACTATACGAACAAAAACCATTTGAAAAAGTTTATGTTTGTTTACCACATGCAGAAAGAATTGCACAATTAAGTAATAAAAATATTATAGAAGGTGGCGTTCATTATCAACAAATATTTTTAAAGCAGTTTTCTAAAATATCTGAATTAGTAAATGCAGAGACTAAAGACATGTACACATCTATAACAATTGATGCAATACAATTATATTGCGAAGCAAATAATATTGAATTAAAAATGTATGCTAAAGGTACATTTCAAGGTGTTAAAGATTTTGTAGAATGGGATATTGTTGCTCCTCCATTAACAAAAATGTATAAAAATGTATATAAAGATTTACAAATTGCTAATCCAAAGCAACATTCACATGAAGAAATAAAAAATGCTACAGCAAGAGATATGATACATTATGGCAGAAATTGGCATGAAAAAATGGCAGAGTACATGTTGACTGTGGCATAAGACTGTGTTATAATTACAAAGGAAAATTAAAATGATTTTAAAACAAAAGTTTGATTATAAATTACTAGAGCGAAAAAGTACACCTCAAGGCAGACAGTATGTTGGGGACGACAATGTTCCTGTGCCTAGTGTAACTACAGTTTTAGACAAGACATCTGATAAGACTGCTCTTATAGCCTGGCGTAAACGTGTGGGCGAAGAAGAAGCAAACAGAGTTAGCCGAGAAAGTGCTGGGCTAGGCACAAAAGTTCATAATGCAATAGAAAAACACATATTGGGAGAATCGGTTTCCTTCGGAACAAATATGGTTAGTGTTATGGCTAAACAAATGAGCGAACTAGTAATTAACGAAGGTTTTACAAATATAGATGAAGTTTGGGGCACAGAGATAGGTCTTATTGCTCCTGGATTATATGCAGGAACAACAGATTGTATCGGAGTCCATAATGGACAAGATGCTATTATAGATTTTAAAACAAGTAAAAAAATTAAGAAAGAAGAATGGATAGAAGATTATTATCTACAATGTTGTGCTTATGCTATGGCACATAACGAAATGTATGGCACTGATATTAAAAAAGGTGTAATACTTATGGTTAGTAGAGATATGAAATTTAAAGAATTTATTATAGAAGGGGCAAGGTTTGAAATGTACTGTGACCTTTGGACAAGTAGATTATCAGATTATTATGCATCATTATGAAACAGGTAGTTTTAAAACAACATGCAGTAGGAGAAATCACCAAAGAACATTTTGATGTAATCTCACGGCCCACACCAGATATAAAAGATGGGGAGTTTTATATACAAAATATTGTATGCGGAACAGACCCTTATATGAGAATCTCAATGAACCCTGTTGAGACCTTTCCTAATTATCCAATGGTAACACTGGACGAAGGCATACCAGGAGAAGCAGTAGGAGTTGTTGTAGAAAGTAAAAATGATAATTTTCCTGTTGGTACATATCTATGGCATAAGTTAGGATGGAGAACTCATGCAGTAGGCAATAATGATACTGATTATTTCAAAATAAATGTGCAAGGGGACGAACTAGATTTTGCAAAAAGATATTTAACATTATACAGCCTGGTTGCCAAAACAGCATATTATTCATTGACAAGAGTATTAAAAGTTAAACCAGGTGATGTTGTATGTGTAAGTGGTGCAACAGGCGGGGTTGGTAATTTAGTTATACAATTTGCAAAACTTTTAGGAGCAAAACCTTACGGAATCACTAGCACAGAAGAAAAAGCAGAACTTGTAAATAAATTAGGTGGCACAGGCATTGTTATTCCTAAAAAAACAAGTATTGCAGTCATGCTTAAAAAATTAAAAGAATACGAACAGTTCGACGCCTATCATGAAAATGTTGGTAATGATTATTTCTTTTCTGCTTTACAGAATATGTCTTATTCAGGCAGAATGTCTTACTGTGGTGTAATGTCTTTATATCAAAATGTTGCACCAACACCCGGACCAAATTTATTTGCACTTACAGTCAAAGACGTAACTATCCGAGGCTGTAATATGACTAAAGATTATGCATACGGTTCAGAAGAATGGAAACAACAATTCAATTGGATTAATGAATTTGAACAATTTGTTACTGATAATATAGAGTCTTTACAATGCATTAATGCTACATATAAGGGCTTAGAAGCAATGCCTGAACAATTTGTAGACCATTTTACTCCCGAAGAGCCTAAAAGTGGCAAGTCTTTGTGCGAGTTGATTTAACTAGATTTGCTTAAAGTGATAAATACAATTATTAAAAGTAATTGGAGTTTACATGTCACACCAAGACGATGCAAATTTAAAAATAATAATCAGCAGAATCCAGCAAAGAAGAGGATTAAAGCAAGATTTACCTCAACCACTTAGACCTGGAGAAATAGGGTTTGCCACAGATAGCAAACAAATCTATATCGGTGCTGATACAGATGACTTAATCAGTGCAACATATAACAAAACAGTAAGTTTTGAAAACACGTTAGGTGCTTCAGCAACTACATTAAGTTTAGCAAATGCACAAATTATTAAGTTCACTGTACCACATATAAGATACCCTAAAGGGTCTGGACAGTTTGATGGCGTAACAAAAGCAAAAAGTTGGAAAGCAAATACCACTTTGGTAAGTTCTGCTAATCTTACATTGTCTAATGGCCAATCTGTATCGAGAACAGTTTTTAATGACCCAGTGTCAGGCAATGACTTCATTACACAAAACCAAACATCAAGAGTTTTCAATGCAGATGATATTACAGTATTAGTAAACGGCAAGTCACAACACGGTGATTCTAGTGGTACAAGTGCAACTGTTAATACTGCATTTGATTATAATTTTGTTTCAGGCAATTTAAGTAATAGTGACCATTCTTTATATTTAAGATTTGCCCCAAGTAATTCTGATGACGTAGCAATTTCATATTATGGTAATTCACATGTAAATCATATTTTATCTAATACTACTATTGCAAGTAACACATCATTAACAGGCTTCCATGCTAACATGAGTGTTCCGTCATATAGATATATTGATAGTGATTTAGTTGTTGTCAATCCAGAAGTTGGAACAGGTTTTATTGGATTAGAGAAAAAACATATAGATGTTGTCACAGAAGGTATAGGTATAGCAAATGTAAGCAGTATTACCACAGCAAACATAGTATTTGTAAAAGATCCTAAAGATCCTTCATTAACAACAATAGATCCAGCAAATGCTAACAATACAATTTACGGTGGAATTGGAAATGTTACTAGTTCAGTAGATTTTGCAAATTCTGTAGTTACATTTGACACTGGTTCAGAAAACATAATTTTCACAGAATTAGCAAATGCTGATGCAGGATATAACGGTTATGTTTGGACAGAAGGTGGGTCAACAGATGGTACTGTTACTGCATCTACAAACAGTTATTATCATCAAAAACTTTTACCTATATCAGCAAATAGTGTAGCAAATACGTTTTCTATTACTTTACCATCTAATGCATGGTCTACAGGTAGAAATGTTACAGCGGCAGTTGATTCCAGTAATACAGTTACACTCACAGCAAATGTAGAAGGATTACAACCAGGACACAATGTTTCATTTATAGGTAATGCAACACTTGAAGGTAATAGCCCATATACAGTTGGAACAGTTAATACAGGCTCTGGTACATTCACAATTACAGAAGCCGCACTAACAGGCGGTGTTACAAGCGGATTAGATTTTATAAATGTTGGTGCAACTGGTACTGCAAACATTATACAGGTGTTTAGTGAAGATCATGGATATCGTTCAAACACTAGCACAGGAATAATTGTATCAGGTAGTTCAAATTCTACATTAATAGACAATGCTAATTTCAGTTTGTCAGATACTAGTAATATTACTAACAGCACATTCTTTATAGAAGCAAATGCATCTGTTGGTGCAAATGTGTCAGGTAATTTTAGTCCAAATTTAACTAATTTAACTACAGCAGATGGACTTACTATTAAACCAGCATATCTATTAAATACATCAAATCAAAATACTTTGAATGGTATTATGTCTTTGGTAAACGGTAAAAATCAATGGTTCTCATTAAGTCTTAAACCAGACAAAAATGATGAATTATATCTTGTTAGTGATGACCAAACACAATATAGATTGTTTAATGATCCTCAAGATACTGTAGATAGTTTAGGAGCAATTGGTTTAACGTCTGGTACTCATGCTACAAGAAGTGGTAACACAGTAAAAGCAAAATTAGAAGTTTGGTTAACAAAAGTTTTAAGTGATAATAAAGTAAACATTATATCTGATGTATTTATAAATGATAAATTTAGTGATAATTCAGACGTACAAAATTTAGGTTCTTGGAAGGTTGAAGTTGATACAACTAATGGTGAAATTGATTTTGCAGGAAGTGATGAAGCAGGTCATTTTGCAGAAGTAGTTAATAAACTATATTTTAAAAATGATAATCCAGATAAAAGAGGATTAGTCACAGTTAAAACAAATATAGAGATGCTTACAACACAATCTTTGGAATCAGGGCAGTCTGAAACATTTTATTCACAGCCACAACAATTAACAATAGGGTCAGGGACAGGTATTGCATTAACAGATTTAGGTACAGATTCAACTGCAATAGATACTTTGTTTATAGATTATTCTATTGTAGGAACAGCATTAGACAGTAGTAACAGTTCTATAACTAGGTACTATAATCAGGTTGGAACATTACAATATAATGCTAATCCTTTATCTAATAATGACGGCAATGGAAATGTATCAGGTTCTATAACATTACAAGATGTAAGTTCTTCTTCTCATGATATAGATGCTAATGGCAATGTTTATTATGCAGGTGCTATTGAATTTAGTGGTTCTTTAGCAAATGGTACTGTAAATATCACAGCAGATAATAATGTAAGTCCTCCTACGAGTAATGCAGTTATGAAATACGTTGTTCGTAAGTGGAAATCACAATAGTAATATGTAATGTTTGAAAAACATACAGATGTCGATAGACGTCTAGTACAATTCAGGTCAATTCGTAAGAATGCAAAGTCGGAACAAGATGTTCTTGAAGCATTTTCTACTGTAAAAATTCACAGTCGATATTTAGATTATTATTCTCCAAAGGGCTGGATGAAGCCATTTGAAATCATTGAGAATGGATATTTTTGTACAACTGGTATTTCTATTCTGATGTACAACACATTATCGAATTTAAAGTTCATAGAACCATGTCGAACATCGTGGAAAGTGATAAGTAATCATGTTACAGGAAAAGATGGAGCAATATTTATTTTCGATGATTTTGCATACAATCTTATACCTGGGGAAAAGGTTTTATTTGAGAAGAGCAATGATTACATTGTTCTTCAGGATTTAAAAGATATCACGATTCCTATAATTTAATCATTGACAGTATTCTTGTATGATGTTATAATAGGAATTTACATACATTATACAGGATAGACAATGCAAGTACAGAAGAGAGATGGTGACTTTGAAGACTTAAACATAGACAAGTTGCACAAAGTCGTTATGTATGCTGTTGAAGGCATAACAGGCGTAAGTGCCAGTGAAGTAGAAATTAATTCACACATTCAGTTTTTCGACAAAATTAAAACAGAAGATATTCAAGAAACACTTATTAAAAGTGCGGCAGACCTTATATCTGAAGAAACACCAAATTATCAATTTGTAGCAGGTAGATTAATCAATTACCATCTGCGTAAACAAGTATATGGAACATTTGAGCCACCATGCTTATGTGATATTATACAAAAAAATATAGACATTGGTTTCTATGATGCAGAATTTATCGAACTGTATACCAAAGATGAAATTAATCAATTGCAAGAGTTCATCGACCACAGTCGAGATGAATATTTAACTTATGCGGCTATGGAACAATTCCGTGGCAAGTATCTTGTGCAAAACAGAGCAACTGGCGAAATATTTGAAACACCACAAGTTGCATACATGATGATATCAGCAACACTATTTGCAAAGTATCCAGCAGAAACAAGAATGAAGTATGTAAAAGATTATTACGATGCAATTAGTCAATTCAAGATTAGTTTACCAACTCCAGTTATGGCAGGCGTTCGTACACCACAAAGGCAGTTCAGCAGTTGTGTATTAATAGAAACGGATGACAGTTTAGACAGTATTAATGCTACCAGTAGTGCTATTGTAAAATATGTTAGCCAAAAAGCAGGTATTGGTATTGGGGCAGGTAGTATTAGAGCAATCGGTTCTAAAATTAGAAGTGGAGATGCAACACATACTGGTGTTATTCCATTCTATAAATTATTTCAATCAGCAGTAAAAAGTTGTTCGCAAGGTGGTGTGAGAGGCGGAGCGGCTACACTATACTATCCAATTTGGCATTTAGAAATTGAAGACATGCTGGTACTTAAGAATAACAAAGGCACAGAAGACAATCGTGTTAGGCACATGGATTATGGTGTGCAATTTAATAAGTTAATGTATGAAAGACTTATTGAAGGAGGAAACATCACATTGTTTAGTCCAAGTGATGTACCAGGTTTATATGACTCTTTCTTCACAGACCAAGACAAATTCAAAGAGTTGTATGAAAAAGCAGAACGTATGACTAGCATTAGGAAGAAGTCTATTCCTGCTATTGAATTGTTTTCTGCGTTCGTGCAAGAACGTAAAGACACAGGTAGAATTTATTTGATGAATGTTGACCATGCTAACACACATGGCGCATTTATAGAAGAAGTAGCACCAATCAAACAGAGTAATTTGTGCTGTGAAATTGATTTGCCTACAAAGCCACTTGATAATGTTGCTGATCCAGATGGCGAAATCAGTTTATGTACATTGAGTGCAGTAAATTGGGGAGCAATTAAAAGAGTAGAAGAATTTGAAAAGGTATGTGATTTAACTGTTAGAGCATTAGACGAATTATTAGATTATCAAAGTTATCCTGTAGTAGCCGCTGAATTAAGTACAATGAAAAGAAGACCATTGGGTGTTGGTATCATTAATTTTGCATTTTGGTTAGCAAAAAATGATACTACATACCAAGAGCCAAATTTAGAATTAATTGACGAATGGGCAGAAGCATGGAGTTACTACTTAATTAAAGCCAGTGCAGATTTGGCTGTGGAAAAAGGCACAATTTCCGGTAACTTGGAAACTAAATATGGACACGGTATAACACCTAACCAGACATATAAAAAAGATGTAGACGAACTTGTTAAGCACAAAGAACGTATGAACTGGAAAGATTTGCGTAAACAATTGAAAGAAACGGGTATTAGAAACAGCACACTGATGGCATTGATGCCAGCAGAAACTTCTGCACAGATTAGTAATAGCACTAATGGTATAGAACCACCTAGAAGTTATATCAGTGTAAAACAAAGTAAGCATGGAGTACTCAAACAAGTAGTGCCACAATATGCAAAACTAAAAAACAAATATGATTTATTGTGGGATCAAAAGACACCTACAGGATATTTGAAAATTATGGCAGTATTACAAAAGTATATCGATCAAGGTATTTCGGTAAATACATCTTACAATCCAGAACACTTTGAAGATGAGAAAGTGCCTATGAGTGTATTGCTACAAGACTTAATAACATTTTATAAATATGGCGGTAAGCAATTATATTATAATAACACCTACGATGGTCAAGGCGAAATAGACATCGAAAAAGAAGAAGGGACAAAAATTTTAGAAGTAAATATGGTTTCAACTGTAGACGAAGAAGATTGCGACAGTTGTAAAATTTAAAGAGGACAACATACTTGCCTAAGAAAAAAAGTAATAAAATGACAGTACTTAACATTAAAAATAAATCGGACCACACAAAAGCAAAAATGTTTTTAGATGCAAATGGCACACCATCTGTACAAAGGTTTGATGTTGTTAAGTATAGACAATTTGAAAAATTTACTGAAAAACAACTAGGTTTCTTTTGGAGACCAGAAGAAGTAGATATTCTCAAAGACGCAAAAGATTTCAAAGACCTTACAGACTTTGAACAACATATCTTCACGAGTAATTTAAAAAGACAAATACTATTAGATAGTGTACAAGGACGTTCACCAAATTTAGCATTACTTCCTATAGTTGGGATACCAGAATTAGAAACTTGGATTGAAACTTGGGCATTTAGTGAAACAATCCATAGTAGAAGTTATACACATATTATTAGAAATGTGTATCCAGATCCAAGTAAAGTATTTGATGAAATGACCAGCATTAAACAGATAGCAGATTGTTCTGACAGTATTACACAAAATTATGATGCATTAATCGAATACAATCAACTTAAAGAACGTGGATTAGCAAGTTATGATGAATATGAACATAAAAAGAGATTATGGAAATGCATAATGAGTGTGAACATTTTAGAAGGTGTTCGGTTTTACGTTTCGTTTGCTTGTAGTTGGGCATTTGCAGAATTGAAGAAAATGGAAGGTAATGCAAAAATTATTAAATTTATTGCTCGTGATGAAAATGTGCATTTGGCAAGTACTCAGACAATGTTAAAACTTTTACCAACTGATGACAAAGATTTTGCAAAAATCAAAGAAGAAACAAAAGATGAATGTAAGCAAATGTTCTTAGATGCAGTTGAACAAGAGAAGGCTTGGGCAGACTATTTGTTTAAAGACGGAAGTATCATCGGTTTGAATGCAGAATTATTAAAACAATACATAGAGTTCATTGCTGGTAAACGCATGAGAGCGGCTCAAATAGAAACAGATTTTAATACTGGTACAAATCCTTTACCTTGGACACAAAAGTGGATAAGCGGAGGAGAAGTACAAGTAGCACCTCAAGAAACAGAAATCAGCAGTTACGTTATTGGCGGCACAAAACAAGACGTAGACAAGGATTCTTTTAAAGGATTTAGTCTTTAAGATAAATAAATGTGTACAATTTGCACATATTATGTAAGTTGCACACCATAAGACATGGTTTAAAAGTCTATTTACAATCGTTCATTCACTCTAAATGTAGCAGTGAACGGAAGTAGGTAACCTGAAAACCTCTATCTGAAAAGATAGGCAAGCAAGTAGGCAATCGCCGAACGAGACCGACAGTAACCGAAGGAACGCATCTAACTTAATTAATTGAGGAGGATGACATGAACTTTTACAGAGGTATCAAGTACAATCCCGCTGATATTAAACCCGAACAGTCAACTGCAAAGGGCGGTATCTACCGAGGAACAAAACATGATCCTATTTACGCACAAAAGTCCATTAAAGCATCTAGCGGCACATACCGCGGTGTTAAATGGGTTGCGTAATAGGTCTGTCTTATAGACAAACAGAAAAGGGTCGGCAACGACCCTTTTCTTTTGAGTATATAGATAAATACATAGTAAACATTTTATGGAAACAATATTATGGAAATGAGAGAACTTATAGACTTAATTGAAGAACAGCAATTGATTGCTGAACTTCTAGCAGAAAAGAAATTAGGTAAACTAGGTAAAGCAATGGCTACAATAGGAGCAATCGGAAGTTTAGCAACAGCATCACCAGGTGTTGCAGGACAAGAAGTTGCATACGATTCACCTGACTATAACAAAAATTCTACAAGTAGTGCCGAACGTGCTATAGATTCAGAAAGGTCACCGGGTGAAGTTGCACAATACGAACCTACAGTAGATGATGGTCGTGCAAAAGAAGTTGCTGATAACGATGTTAAAAAGAATGCTAAGGGAGTTCTTGTTCGAGGAGATGGTAGCCCATTAGATTATGATAGTTGGGAAACTAATGTTGCAAGAGCCGATGGTATGAGTTTAGAAACAACTCCACTTAACAAGATGAAACAAGCATACCTAAGTTATGTTAAGTCAGTACAGCAACCTGGCTCCTCAGGAATGTAAAATAAATGCCAGGTGTAACTAGAGTATTAACTGACAATGCAGTAGGAACTATTTTGGGTCCTGGCGCACCTACTGTACTTACAGAAGGTTCCATAACTTCTGTAATCAATGATAATGTTTCCCCACACGGAGACCCACCCCACGTTTCTGCTACAATGGTAAGTGCTAGTGGAACTGTTTTTGCAGAAGGGCAACCTGTAGTCAGAAAAGGCGATAATGCCAGTTGTGGACATTCCGCAACAGGATCAGGTACCGTATTTGCTGGCTAACCTTATCTAATTCTAGATAAGTATTATTCATGATAATAGTTCAATTTGTTGATAATATCGACACGTCTAAATTACCTGTCGAAGTTATACAATCTTTTAAACATAACACTTTTTTGTTAGATTGCCAACTGAACGAATATGACCATATTAACTATATTACTAGTAATTTTGGTGTATACAGTATGCAAAACAACAATGATTGTGCTTATATTGACGTCTATGAGCGTCATACAACGTCATACACAACGGTTTTAGCAGAAGATACACTTGCACCACTCATAGAAAAATTAGACCTTTTAGAGGCCCTTAAACCGCAAATATTGTGTTTTAGTTGGCAAATGGACCGTAATTATATAGTAGATTACAGGATACAAAAACTAATAGAAGCAGGAAATATGGTTGTTTGTGCAGGTGGTAATCAGGATTTACCTGTATTAGATATAAGTCCCGTTGCTGTAGAAGGTGTAATTAAAGTAGGCGGAAATAAACATAATGGGCATTATCAGAACTGGATAGATTTGTATGATGTTACAGTTCCAAACCAACCAAACAGTAATAAAGCAGTTCACGAAGTATGTGAATTGATGTCTAACAAACGTTTAGAATTAGATTACGAATTAGGTTTTTATAGCGAAAGCCATGTTCGTAGTGCTCCATGGCCTCTAAGACTTGCACAAACGCCGTCTAACAAAACAAAATTCTACGAGTTTATGCCTGTATCCAATTTAAGATATATTGCAGGAGAACACTTATTACCCAGTCGACCTGGAGACCAAGTAAGTATTTTATCAGGTAGTATACCATTAAGAAGTTTTGTAGAACCTAGATATATAGATTTAGAAGATAGTCTACCTAGGGGTATTACATTTGATCCTAGTGTTGGTTGGCTATACGGAACGTTCAAATACAAAGAAGATATGTTTCATAGAATATTAGCAGACATAAATGGACAATTATTTGAATACCATATTATAAGTTGCGATGCAGATAATAAACCTTCATATGAAGAATGTAAAAAGAAATATTTTAATAGGGAGTATAGTATGCCTCCTTTTGATATAAGAGAATATTGGGTTCCTATGGCTAGACCTGTAAAATTGTTAGAGCCGGGAGATCCATTTGTTAGAACGTATAACTTAAATGATTATCATTTATATAGGGGAACAGAATGAGAGGAGTAACATTCAGTGAATTCGGAAATGGAAAAAATGTCGATATGTTTGTTCATGCTCCTGAAAAAATGCCAGGTACTCCTATGCAAGAAGCAGTAAAAACTGCTATCCAGATAAGAGAAAAATTTACAAAAGACTTGTATGTTTGGTGTGATTATAGTGTGCAACACATGTATTCACAAATAGCCATGCAGGCTTTTAGAATGGCAGGAATAGAATTTGTTGCGGCAATTCCTGTATTAAGTAATGAACTTAGTAAAAGAGAAAACGATTGTACAATAGCATATTGTGAATCAAGAGGAATACCTTACGAACTATTTGATATAGATGTGCCTGCCTTATTTAATGGACCAGAATTTTTATATTATGGAGAAAAATTTCCTACTACACAACCACAAATGACAATAGCAGGAAAGTTTTTTGACCTATTGCCTGATTGCTGTATAGTTTATCCAGGGTTTATGATGCATGTAAGTACAAGTGATTGGACTAGAACAAAAAACAATGGATTCATGCCTTTTGTTCCACATGAAACACAAGAACATGCGGCAGAAGTAAGTGGAAAGGAATATACAAATTTTCAAGAACACTATGTAGACATGTATTCAAGTTGGATGTTTACACAAAGTTATGGTGATGTTTTAAAATCACCTACACAAGATTTCGTTGATAATGCACCTCATAGATATTATCAGTATGAAATGAGAACCATAAAACAAGCAGGTTTTGACATAAAACCTACTACACAGAAGTTAATTGGCATTGAATTGCTTAAAAGTTTTTTCGGACATGATAAATACGATAAAGAGCTTCGACAAAAGTTGTCGCCCTTTGGTCCTTTAACAATGAAGTATGCAAGTTTACAGTACACAGTTAAAGTTGACACAAAACTTAAAGAGATGTTAGAAACACACTATGAGCAAAATTTTGACTTCCTTAACAAACTTTTTTAAAGATAAAGCAAAAGCGAACTTTTGGCTTTACACACTTCCTATACAAATAGTCGGTGTGTGTATTCTGCCGATTATGGCTTTTAATGGAGATTGGAATTACTTATGGTTAGGATTATTTACATACTTCTTATTTGGCTGTATTGGCATGGCAATAGGATTGCATAGGTATTGGGGACATTCTGCATTTGAAATGCCCAAATGGAGAGAACGAATCATGACTACCTTTAGTGTGTTTAATGGCTATGGAAGTATTTTCCCTTGGGTTATGATTCATGAAAGAGGACATCATAAGAATAGTGATAGAGAAGATGATCCACATAGTCCTTTAAAAGGATTTTGGCATGCTTTTTTAACATGGCATAAAGAACAAGAATATTTTGATAAACACATAGACAGACGTGTTTTAGTTACATATATCAGACGTAACTTTGTAAATGACAAGTATTATACATTTTTAAATGATTATCATATAGTAATAAACTATGGAACAGTTGGTTTGGTTTGGTTACTATTTGGTTGGCAAGTTGCATTATATGGTGTTTGGTTTGGTATATGGGCAACATTAATGAACACAAGTTTAGTAACAGCACTAAGTCACATGAGTTGGTTTGGCTATAGAAATTATGAAACTCCAGACAATAGTGTGAATAATAGACTAGGTGCAATTTTGACCTGGGGAGAGATGTTGCATAATAATCATCATAGATATTGGAAAGCAACAAACAACAGTCAACACTGGACAGAAATAGATGTTAGTGGTTGGGTCATAGACGGATTGAAGAAATAATGTTGTTTTACTTATTATTTCTACCAATTGCTGGATTAAGTCTAGCATGGTCTATGGCTTTTGGCAGTTTACAATTATGGTGTGCTACAGCATTTTTTACATTATTATATAGTGGATATGGAATAAGTGTTGGCTTTCATAGATTACATGCACATAACAGTTTTAAAACTTGGGAACCTATACGCAAATTACTTTTATATTTAGGTTGCCAAGGAGCACAAGGCTCGCCGGTGACTTGGACATTATTACACAATAGAAGTCACCATGCACACACAGACAAAGACGGAGACGTACATACACCAACTAAGGGTTTATTTTATGCTTTCTTTGGTTGGATATTTCATAAAGAAAATCACGAATTTGCTAGGACAGAACTTTTTAAGATTAAAAAAACTTTAGATCCGTTTGCAATCTGGTGCCACAAAAATTATGCGTTATTAATACTACTAAACTTATTTTTAATTACAACATTTACAGTTTGGTGGTTTGATGGTAGATATATACTTGCAAGTTTGAATGCAAGTTTTTTAAGTGTTGTAATAAGTGGAATAGTAAATGTATTTGGACATTTGCCTATTAAAGGATTAACATATGAAACAGATCCTATGCAAAATAACAGCACAAACAATCCTTGGTTAGTATTTTTAACATGGGGTGAAAGTTTACATAACAATCATCATTATAGACCAAGAAGATTAAACTTTAACACTAAATGGTACGAGTTGGACGTAGGCAGATGGATGATAGCAACAATCAAAAAATCTTAAGAACTTTTTTCGATGGCAAAATAGGTTGTGTCGAATTAGATGACTATTGGATGCCTATGTTAGAAAAGTTCTGTGATGTAGCAGGCAGTTTAGGATTTACACAGAATGCATCACCTGATGCAATGAAAGTAGACAAAATTAAATATCATTGCATGGTGCATATACCCACTGAGGAAATTTATGCAGTAGGAGGCGTTGAGTATATGCCTGAGTACAAAGAAGGTTATTATAGAGTTTGGACTAGACTTTCACGAATACCAAATGAAAATATACCTATGACAAAATTTGTTCGTTATGGTCGCGGACATGAAATGCCTGAGTTCGATGGATTATTATATTACAATTTAAAGTGGGCAAGTGAACAAGAAAACTTTAAAGCAACGTTTGGTACTACATTAGCCAATAAAGCATACTCAGATAATTATGTAAAGAGTACAAATTCAATTACAGATTACATAAAACGTAATTGGTGGAAAAGAAAAGGCATTGCTGTTCCAGAGGGTATTTTTGATTTTTATCAAGTACCACAAGTTGTATGGAATATCAATTTTGAAAAATTTAAGGAGTATTCCGTATGAAAAAGAATGTAAGAAAAATAATTTATTCTGTAGAAGGAATGAGGAATGTATATTGGGACGAGTCTCCTATTTCAGTAGGCTGTGAAGTTTCAATACCTTTTAAATTCGATGGAAATCAACCATTGTGTATTATAAGTCATGGTTCAGGTGGACTAGGAAATGATACAGAACATTTTGTTAATATATTAAATGACCATGGTGTTGCAACATTATGTATAGATAGTTTTTCTTGTAGGAACATGACAAACATCAACTGGAACGAATTAGGTACCTATGTTAGTCCTAGAGCAAGAGCATACGAAACAGTCGAAGCATACAAGTATATTTTAGAAAACCAAGAATCTCTTTTTATGAATTTAGACATTGATAAAATTGCATGTGTTGGTTTTAGTTGGGGTGCTGATAGCATTGCTCAAGTAATTGCACACTATAATGATGTACTTCCAAAAAACACTTTTTATGCTTTGGTATATGGAAACTTGTGGCCTTTTGAGCCCGAATTCTATAATGCCAAGGAGTGTGATGTAACATTGTATCATGGCACAGAGGATAATTGGACTAGTCCAGATAGAGGCAAAATATTTGCAAAAGAAACAAATAGCGAGTTTGTTGAATTTTTTGATTGTACACACGGTTTCTGTAAACCTGGATATAAAGATGAATTAGCAGAACAGGTAATGATAAATTATCATGCAGATTTTCCTGTTCCTACTAGATTAAAGGATGTGTTTGCATGGATACAGAAAGGCAAAATATATAAAGATACAGATTTTAAACGTATTGATGCAAGGATGACTTTTGATCCGATGGCAACACATAGAATAATAACAGACATTGTAAAAAAATTAAAATGAAAAAAATTGTATTTACAGGTTGTAGTTTTACACATGCTCCGGATAGTTGGGCACATGTTTCTAATCCATGGATATACACCCAAGGATCAAAAGACAAAATAGAAAAAAGAAACAATTCTTTTACGCATGTTGAATTTCGAGAGATTGCTCAATCAATGCAACATTATGAGGAACAGTATAAAACAAGATGTGAAGTATATGGCGAAGAACAATCTGAAAATTTTAAACCAGAGAATATTCTAAATGGAGTAAAAACGTTACCTAAAGAGGAATACCAAATACACATATTAGGTTCAGGTGGAAATTCAAATATAGATAATGTGAGAAAACTTATTCATTTTTATGAAAATGATATAGATTACATAGACACAATAATTTTTCAAATTACTGCTGACAACAGAGCAAATCTTTTTAGACATTTTGGAGAAGGTGATTCACGTAATCCTAAATATAGAGCAGTAGACCATGCTTTCTGGTATACAAGACATGATGATGTTTGGTTTGAAAAATTCCCTCATATAAAAAATGGACATGAAAGTCCAGTTCTTTCAATTGAAGCATTGCAACATTTGGTTTATTTTTCTAAGGCAAATAATATAACATTAAAGTTTTTCCATGGCTGGGACAATTTTAATAAACAATCACCTTTTAAATATATTTTAAAAAAGTATCAAAGGTATGTAGAACCTAATTTATTATCAGAAGAAAGTATAATAGATTATGCAAAAACTCGTCTAAGACCAAACGATGTTTTTCAACACAATGACCTTCATCCAAGTAGTATATCTCACAAATTATTTTGGAATGAAGTGGTATATCCGTATTTAATAAAGTAAGATAAATACATGTACTATGCCTAAACTACTTTGGGTAAAAGGCCCACAAACAACAGATCCTGATAGAGCAGTACAAATTCAATGGAGTATGGGAAACACCTGTAATTTTAGTTGTGAGTATTGCCCTTCAATTTTACATGATGGATCAAAACCTTGGATGTCTACAGACAAATATTTAAATGTAGTAGACAAAATATCTAAACATTATAAAGACAAACATAGATATATGCATTGGGAATTGCTTGGTGGCGAAGTTACTACTATTCCAGATTTTGAAAAAATTATAGAACGTATAGCAATGTATAATTCTAGTGTTACAATTTATACCAATGGCAGTAGAACAGTAGACTGGTGGAAAGAAGCCAGAGATTATCTTACAGGTGTAGTTATAACATATCATCCTTTAACAATGGAAGAACAACATTTATATGATGTTGTGGAAGTACTAAAAGATAATTTAATATTAGATATTAATATTGCTGGTATAGGAGGTCGTGTAGAAGAGTTAAGTAAAGTTGCAGATAATTTACGAAATATGTTTACAGATGGTAAAATGCAAAGTATTTATGATGTTAACATTACAATTAAAACCATGTACAAAAAATACTTAGGCCCTGAAGCAAACCATTTTCAACAGCAACCTTATTATAATTATACTCCTGAAGAAATTAAAATTATGCAACGACCAGGATTATTACCAAATCCAAATCGAACACACAGCGATCCAGACGACGAGCAAAGACATCCTAGATTTTGGAGTACAGAATTTATGTATGAAGATGCTCCTGCAAAGTATGTTCAAAGTCATCAAATTATCAATGAAGGTTTAAATAAATTTAAAGGAATGAAATGTGAATTGGGTTTTGACAGTTTAAACATAGACATGAATGGCGAAGTAATAAGCAGTTGGTGTGGTGCTAGAAACTTTGGAAACATAACGCAATTAGATAATTGGGAAATTCCTAAAACAGAAACTCGTTGTCCTTACGAGTTTTGCAACAACCTCAACGACATCAGCATAACTAAAACGTTGTAAAAAAACCACACTTTAATAACTTTTTGTTATAATAGAATAAATACCTTTTGTATAAGCAGTAGTTATTATATGTAATAAATTTTACATATATCATTAACACACAATGAAAACAATTTACACTAACCTAAAAAACATAAAAACCTCCGACGTTCAAGATTCATTTGAAATAATTTGTCTAGTGTGCATATTTGTAATATCTACTGTAAGTATTACAGGATAATAATATGGCATGGCTAGAAAAAGCAATTTTAGATGTAAGTAACGCACATTATGAACCAAGACTAGGCGAAATAGTAAAAGATTTTATTTCTGAAAATTATTGGAATACACCTTTTATTATTAAAACTGGCAGAGATGTAAAAGTAAGAGCAACAGTAACAATGGTATTGGATCGGCATACATCACATACTAAATGGCGTGACGACGAAATAGAAATTGTAGAAGTTTAAATGACAACAAAAAATTACATAGAAGCAACACCAGAGCAAATAGCCGAGTGGCATGAAAAAGAAGGCAAATGGTGGGCTGATAGATCCTTAAGCATAATTGCAATAGCATCAGTACTACAATTCTGTAGTGTTGGTTTTATGTTATTATCATTCAAACTATTACAAATAGCATTTTCATAACTAATAAATAGTAGTATGATACCTTACTATTTTGATTTACCATCTCTAGAAATACCTAAAGAAATTTTTAAAATACCTTATGTGCAACACCCTAGTGATTTTATGTCGCCTACTGGAAAAGGTCAAGGCGGAACAACATTTCAATATAGAGCAGTACCTACTGAATGGTACAAGTTAGTAAAAGAACATTTAGATAAAAAGGTAAATTTAAAATTTGGAGCAATTACATTATTAAATACAGAGCCAGATGGTTCAAGTCCGTGGCATGCAGAAGGCCCAAATTTATTTGGTAGACAATGTGCTTTGAATTTTATGCTAGTAGGAGACCATGAAAATTCCTATGTACAATGGGCCTCTAGGGGAGATGAAGATATTTTAACAAATGATACAAGAGGAGCATGGTGGGAATCTGATAATTTAGAAGTATTAGCAGAACATAGAATGACTCCTGCAAAAGCAACAATATATAATACCATGCATTGGCATAGAGTATTTAATTTTACTGAACAAAATAGAATAGTAGTAAGTGCCGCTATAAATAAAACTATAGAGGAAGTTTATGAAATGTATGAGAACGGAGAACTTTTAAATGACTGATAGAGTTGATTTACCATATTATTTTGAAGTACCAGAATTAAGTATGCCTCCGTTTGATGTTACACAATATTTTATAGATGAAGAAGAAAGAGAGATTGCAAAAACAGATGTAAAAACTTCTGATAGACTTACAGGTAATAGTAGAAGTAATACAGCAAATTGGTATCAAAGTTTTATTAAGGTAGAAGAAAATAGCAGTCAAGACAAACGTGATTTTAAACAGGTAAATTTGTACGAAGAAGCAAATTTTGATTTAACAAAATTAATTAAAGAATGGTTACAAGATACATTAAATTTAAAATTTACAAGTGTACTAATGTTGAGAACACCTGCAAAAGCAAATAGTAGATGGCATTGCGAAGGTCCTGTATTTCACACTAGACAATGTGCTTTAAATTTTCCTGTGTATGGAGATTTTAAAAAATCAGAAGCACAATGGGCCACGTTTCCAAGATTCAAAAATATAGATCCTAGAGAAAATGAAAAACATGGATTTGTTACACAAACAGATATGAAGGACACAGAGATGTTATGTAGATGGACAAACCAATCTGTTCCTGGATTTCAAAACACAATGATAATGCACAGAGGATATAACGAACTCGGAGACACAGACCGAGTCATATTAAGTGCGGCAGTAGAAGACACAGCAGATATAAACGTTGTTTATAAGAAATACATCGATGGTAAATTGATAAAATAAGATAAATATTGATGTAACAAACGAAGTAGGAGACGATGTGTCAAACAAAACACCTTATGAAATTAGACTTGAATTGATACAAGAAGCAAGACTAATCCTGCAGGCTAAAGCAGGAAAGCCAGAATTCATGCCTTCTACTGAAGAAGTCATATCCGAAGCAGAAAAACTTAATCAATTCATATCTAAAAAACCAGAGCACACTAGATAAAGAACAACAATTTATTAGCCACTTTGTATCAAAAGTATTGACTTTGCAGGTTAAATACTGTAACATATTACTTTAGTTTTATACAGGATACAAAATGGCTAATAGAAAAGAACGCAGAGCATCTGCTAAAAAAAGTGCAAAGAAGCAAAATAAACAATCAAAAACGACAAAAGTAAATGAAAACATACAGCCTGATAAAGACCAGGATGTATTGTTCAAGTTACTTGACGCAAAAATAGAAATACCCATTCAGGTATTAAGAGACAAACATATTTTTATTGCAACACCATGTTACGGTGGACAAATTGGCGAACCATATTTTAGAAGCATGATGAGACTTGCTATACTTTGCAATAAGTATGATATCCAGTTTACAGTAAGTACATTAGCAAATGAAAGTTTAATTACAAGAGGCAGAAATACACTCGTAAGTTTCTTTATGGAACATCCTGAAGCAACACATTTATTCTTTATTGATGCAGATATTGAATTTGATCCTAATGATTTATTAAGAATGGTTGCATATGACAGACCTATTACAGTAGGCGCATATCCTAAAAAAGCAATCAATTGGGAAAGTATTGTAGGTGCGGCTAGAAATAATCAAGACGAAACAGCACAAACAATAGAAGGTCACAGTTCTAATTATGTTGTAAACTTTGATTTCTTAAAAGATGATAAAGGAAATGCAACTCCTCAGATACAAATCAGGGATAACCTTATTAAACTTAAAGATGCTGGCACAGGATTTATGTGTATTAAAAAAGAAGTTATTCAAGAAATGTTTGATAAGCATCCTGAACTAAAATATGCAAACGATATTAACGTTGACCAAAAATTTGAAAAACACATGTATGCACTATTTGACACTATGATTGATCCTGAAAGTAGACGTTATCTTTCAGAGGATTATACGTTTTGTAGACTATGGCAAAACATGGGCGGTGAAGTATATTTAGATCCACGTACAGCACTTAACCACGTTGGACATTATACGTTCAGAGGCAATATAAGAAAACTTATTACAGGATAAAAAGATGGTAGATGCAAAAATACAAAATTTTGAAGGAAGTGTAATTAGTATTATTCTTCCAACTAGGGGAAGAACAAACGGTGCTCTACAGGCAAGTATCGAAAGTTTATTGAAAAATGCAGACGATCCTAGTAGAATAGAAATTATGCTAGGAGTAGATGATGACGACCAGGAATCAATTGACTGGGTAAATAATGATGCATCGGATTTTGTAAAACCATATGGGTGTGCCTGTAAAGCAAAAGTATTCAGACCTTTAGGATATGAACAATTAAATGTTTATGTTAATTTATTATGTCATGCTAGTTCAGGGTCTTGGTTATTCCTATGGAATGATGATGCACTTATGCAAACAAAAGGATGGGATACTGTAGTTAGAAGTTATGATGGACAATTTAAATGTTTAGCACCTCAAGATAATCATGACCATCCATTTGCTATTTTTCCTCTAATTCCTGCAGATTGGTTTGTATTATGTGATGCGTGGAGTATCAATGCACAAAACGACACATGGGTAAGTGTAATTGCTAGAATGAATGGCATTTTTGAAAGGATAGATATTGACATTCTACATGATAGAGCAGACATGACTGGTGGTAATGACGATGAAACTTTTGCAAATAGAAAATATATGGAAGGTAATCCACAAGATCCAAAAGATTTTAATCATCCAAATATGCAACAAGCAAGAATGCACCATGCTAGTAAAATAGATTGGTTTCTAAAAAAACTTGGAGTACACACAACACCTAGTCCTTTTGAACAATTTGTTAATGGAACAATAAATCCTTTTGAGGATATGTCAAGTCATAATCCAAAAGGCGCAGGACAATTTAAAAGTATTAACAAAAAAGATTCAGGAGGCGATGATTTACCTCCACCAACTAAAGAACGCCTACCCGACGATACCAAATTAGAGTTGTAATGAACGATTCAGTTCAAGATTTATTGAACAATGATGTAGAATGGTCTCAGCAGTCTAGTCTTTTTCCAAGACACCCAAGGCTACCTTTTTTTAATGTAATGTTTAAAAATCCTACTTGGGAAAATAAAAAGATTTTAGATATTGGTGGCAATAATGGAAATTTTTTAAAAGATGGCGTATCAGCATCTATAAAACCTAGTGATTATTATTGTTTAGATGTAGACAAAAAATCATTAGAAGACGGTAAACAAAATTTTCCAGACGCAAATTGGATTCACCACAATGCATTTAATCACATGTATAATCCTACAGGAACAGAAAACACATTATTTCCTTTTGAGGATAATACCTTTGATTATGTTTTAGCATATAGTGTTTATAGTCATACAACATTTGAACAATTTGTATTTGACTTAGCAGAAATCAAACGTGTATGTAAGCCTGGTGGACAAATTGGATTAACATTTGTAGACAAGGACTCTGCAGAGTATTTTACAAAAAAACGTGTACTGGATTATCCCAATAAAAAATGTTTAAGTCACAAGGATATTTTGATGTGTGATATAAATGATTTTAAATATTTTGTAGATAATGATTTACTTTTGGATCATTTATTCGGTAAAACGCCTGTAAATCACTTAGTTACGATATATAATGTTGAGTGGTTAAAAGAATACTTACATAATGTAGAAATAAAATATCCTATATCGGGTCATGTACAAAAAACAGCGGTAATAGTAAATGAGTAGAAGTAATAAATCTATAGACGAAGCACATTTAGAACAGCCTGATATCCAACTTATTCTAAAAAAGTTTGATTTAGGTAGACATGATTTAATTTTTGTTGCTACACAAATTGCTAGAATAGAAAGAATTAGTCCTAAACAAGCATTACAAAAATTAGAAAAAGACGTAGAAAATTTAGAAGAATATCTAGTATCCTTAAAATTCAAAGAAGCAGAAGGTTGACAAAACCAAAAAAATATGCTATCATCTGCAAATGTTTTTGCAATGCGGTGCAAAACATCGCTTCGCTCAGACGAGCTGTAGTGTTTTAGCCCAATACTCTAGGTTTTAAATCACAAAAAATATTTTTCAAAAACGGTTGACTTTTATCTAAAAATCAGTATAATAGTTTTATAGTTAATAAACGAGTGGTATTTCGTATATTAGGTGGGATAGTGTAATAAAATACACCACGATACAGAGTAGTTTGAACCGTGCCCAGTAAAGTCCTTAAGTGTACCTTATTAACTAATAGTGCAACTTTTCCCGCGGTGCGCCGGTGTTTACTGCACTTTAATACTTATAACATAACTTTGCAAGACGACTAATCGACGTCTATAAAACGATTTGTGTAGAAAGAATAGGGGCCTGAAAAAAGGCTCGGGCTGGGACAGGTTTGCGAAACAACACCAAGTCCACAATTTATTACTCGACATGAGTGTAAACTGCAAACCATCCCGCCAAGTTTTGCCCCGTTCGTCTAGTGGTTAGGACACCGGGTTTTCATCCCGGCAACAGGAGTTCGATCCTCCTACGGGGTACCAGTTTTTTTAAATAAATAGTATTAGAATTTGCCACCTTAGCTCAGTTGGTAGAGCAATGGTTTTGTAAACCATAGGTCGTCAGTTCGAATCTGACAGGTGGCTCCATTCTTGACAAAGACTATTAATTTCATTATAATAAACATTATGGGACAATACGACGATAGAGTCGAAAGACAAAGACTATTACTAGAAGCAGAAGAATGGGCAAAAGGTGTTGCTTGTATACAAATTCATAGTTTAACATCTATGTGGTACGAAACAGACTTTACCAAAAAAGAAATAGAAGTAAACGGCCCAGTCACAGACACAACTTATAACAGTGGCGTAATTATACGTCAAAGAAATGGAAAGCATGTACACACCTTTGGAGAAGAACTAAAAGGTGACGCATTAATAGATTCATATTGTAGATCCAGTGCATAAATTTTCCGATAAATAGTTGTATGAAAGATTTCTTCAAGAGTGCAGGATTATTATTAGGCTGTATTTTATTATCTAGATTTATATTACCAGCAAACATAACTCCTGTTATTGCTATGGCAGTTTTTTTGCCGTACATGACTTCTAATAAGAATTTGCAAATGTTTTTGCCTGTAAGTTTAATGTTTATTACAGACATATTCTTGGGTTTTTACAGCACAATGTGGCTAACCTACGGAACAATGGGCCTTATAGGCGTCATCTCCCGGGTTTTAAATAAGGGTCAGTACTCAACACTAATGGGAACTTCTGTATTAAGTGTTGTTTTATGGCACTTAATTGTGAACATTCCAGGGCCTTTCCCACCATTATCACCAGAAGCATTGCTATTTGATATTAGACTATTAGGTAGTACAATGGTGTTTGCAACTGTATTTTATGCTATTCATAAAGCAGTTACACCTTTAGCAGAAGTAATTTATTTAAATAAAACTTTAGAAAAAAAGAAATATGTCAGTAGATATTAAATTAGTAGAACCAAAAACTCCAGTTCTTCACTTAGAAGCAACTGTAAATCCTTTTGATGATAAAGATATTGATTGGGAAGATAGAGAAAAACAAATGATACAACTTATGAAAGATAGGTTTGGTATTGGACTTGCATCTCCCCAAATAGGCAGTAATCATAGAATGTTTGTAATGACATTTGCAACAGGAGAAGATGTAGGTATTTACAATCCTGAGATATTAGAATTAAGCGATGAATCAGTTGCAATGGAAGAAGGTTGTTTAACTTTCCCATTATTATATTTTATTGTTACAAGACCTAAAAAAGTAAAAGTAAGATTTCAAACTGTTGACAAAGAAGTCGTTGAAGATTGGTTAGAAGGAATAGACGCAAGATGTTTCCTGCACGAGTATGACCATTTGCAAGGAAAACTTTATTTAGAGTATGCAAGTGATATGAAATTACAACGTGCAATGAAAAAACGAAATAAACAATTAAGATTGTTGGAAACAGATTTAGCCTTGCGTAAAATCCAAAATGAGTCTTGATTATCCTTTTTGGGTCAATGACTTTGATAGAGTAAAAGACCACAAGCAAAAATTTCCTTTAGCAAGTAAGATATTTGAGTATCCTGTTTCTTTTTGGTACGGCGAACGTAACGGAAAAGAAATGGAAAAGATTGATTACAGTTTGCAACGATTGTTGCGTAGAACCTATCCTCAGTTGCCCGTATTAGTCGTATATAACATGCCTAACAGGGATATAGGACAATACAGTAAAGGCGGTGCTAAAACTAGACAAAGTTATTTAAATTTTTTAAAAAGTTTTGCAGACGGCATAGGCAAAAGCAAACCTATATTAATTTATGAACCAGATAGTTTGACACATACAGTTGAAATGTCTGATGCAGATGCTGATTCACGTATATCATTAATGAAAGAAGGATTACAAATTTTAACAGATAATTGTGATGCATTAATTTATATAGACATAGGACACAGCAATTGGCTTAGTCCTGTTGAAGCAAGTAAATTACTAAATAAAGTTACTAACAATAAAGTTAGAGGTTTTGCAGTCAATGTAAGTAATTACAGGTCTAATACAGAAAGTATGAAATGGAGTTTAGAACTTTGTGAACATAGACCAAATGACTTCTTTGTAATAGACACTAGTCGTAATGGCAATGGGCCACATGGTAACGATTGGTGTAATCCTCCGGGCAGAGCATTAGGAACTCCACCTACTTGTGATACAGGCGAAGAAAAATGTGATGCTTTTTTATGGATAAAAATACCAGGAGAATCAGATGGCAAAGCAAACAAAGGACCAAGAGCAGGAAGATTCTGGGGCGAAATGGCAGAAGAATTAGTAAGGAATACATAGATGAGTAGTTATTGGGAATGGAATAAAGAAAACTTTCCTTGGCATTATGATCCAAGCAGTAAACATTCTGACGTAACTTATGTTGGAAGATTTGTTAATGACAAATTAGAAAAACATGTACAAGAAGCAGTAAGTAGATTTACACCTGACGATGAATACGACGAAGTAAGTTTTAAAGGTGAGCCATATAATGAAGAAGCAAGAATAATTATGGAAGGATATCATAATGATTTGACTAATGCAGGATTTACTTCACAAAATACTGGTGGTAGACAAACTAGAAACTTGCCAAACTTTTTTCATTTAATGGCACAAGCATCTGGTTTGTGGAACCCACAAATAATGTTTTTAGAACAACCTCCTGGTAAGTGTATTCCTTGGCACAGGGATAGTTATAATAATTATAGAAGAAACTTTGCAAAAGTAAGTGATGAAACAGAAGTTATTAGATACTTAGTACAACTAAATGATTGGAATTGGGGCCATTATGTTCTTGTAGGTAATGATGTTATACATCAATATAAAATAGGAGATGTACATTGTTGGCCCGAAGGTATATATCATGCAACTGGTAATGTAGGTTACTGGCCCAGGTATTGTTTAACTATTACAGGCTGTGTTAGACCCGGCGCATTACATTTATCAGATAAAAAGGAATTTAAATTATGAAACCTTTTATCAAATTAAATGAATCTTTCGATTTTCAATCTTTGCAAAAAGATGTATTAGATGTTTATGAAATTATTAAAAAAGATGCAATAAACAATGAATATGAATATCTAGCAAATAGAAATATAAGTTTAACTGTATCAGAAGAAAACAGTGATGATTGGACAGACGGCATTGCAGGTAAAACTTTTATTAATAAAACACAAAGCGATAATTCAATAAATTTAAATACTCAAATTACTCGTGAAAGCAATGAAATGCTTAATGAAAAATTATATGTACATCCTATAAATCAAATTAAAGGCACATACATAGAAGAACTTATATCAAAATATTCTGATGTTTATAGATGGAGATTGAGTATATTACCACCTAGAACAACATTGAGTATTCATGTAGATGGTAGTCCTTTGATGTATACACTTCAAGGCGGAGGTGCAGTAATGGACTGGCGATTGCATTTCCCTATTACTACTAACAATAGATGTTTTTTAGTTAATTGGCCTAATAATTTTGGTACACCAAGTGATGAAGGCGAAGAAATTAATTTACAAGTAGCAAATTTTAAATCTGGTAATTCTTATCTTTTAAATACAAGCATGATGCATTGTGCTACTAATTACAGTAACCAAGAAAGAATACATTTAATTGCTAGTTTAAGTTCCGAATCTGTTAGGAAGTTTTCTGTATAGTAAACGGAGAATGTATGCTCCACATAGGCGGTAAACGTCTTGTACCAATTTTATCATTAGGGAATAATTCTTTTAAATATTCTCCAACGTAATCTGAATTCCAAAACCAAGTATAGTGAGTTGCTTCTCTAACTCCGTCATCACCTTCTGTTGGTACACGTTTTATGTGTGGTCTAATGTCATCGTTATTGATTAGACAGAAATGGTCAGCAGTTTCTGTAGTTTCGATTAATCCTTCGTCAAGCATACCATACTCATGTGTTCTTCTTACTACAAAATAATTTAAAGACACTTCTCTGATAAACAAACCAAACATAATAGTACCGCCTGGATTAAGATGCTCGTAGCAATCTTTTAAAAGATTCTCTAAAATTTCAGGATCAACGTTTGCACTTTTCATATACATAATGATTAAATCAAATTTATCATCTGATACAAACGGCAAAGGTTCATCAATGACACCAGTTGGATTATTCATTTGATTATGATGATTCCATCTACGGAAATCTGCATTAGGAAATTCTTCTATGCCTGCTTCAATGGCTTCTAAATCATAATCAAATACAGCATAGTTTTCCTCAGCAACTTCATTTTCTGGATCTTTTAAAAGTGTTCCAGCATTACCCCATAGTTCTAAAACTTTTGCTGTGGATAAGTCAATATCTATATTTGAAGATTGCAACGTTGTTGCTATATATTTGTGCTTAGGTATATATGCTTCTACTGTCATAATTGCTCCTTATAATTATAACAGTATTTATTTATGGTAAGATGTAATGCCCACCATATCTGGTTATATCTTCTGTGAGTTCATCTGGGTGTATTTCTACAGGAGGATAGATGTTTGGAAAAACATGACACGGACAGTTCTGCGATGTACCTGCCCTTTCTATTACACCAGTTTTTTTATTTCTGTACCAACTTAGGCCTTCAGTTGCTTTATTAATATTTGGATCAATGTCATGCATTTTACTAGAAATATCTTCGTAACAGTCTGTGGTAGCAATTTCGTCCCAATCCCACTTTTCTTGTACACTTGCAGGTTGTCCTAATCTATTTACTGCTATTAAATCTGTTAAATTATTTACACCACAGCCTCGAACTTTTCCATCGTCTACTATAAAACCGTCTCTTTCTCGATAAGTTGTAACCAAATGTTTTTGACCAACTCTCGGAAAATTTTCTAAGATCCAGTCTAGTTCATCTCCCCATTCATCTAAATCTGCTTTAGGGGGATTTCCTTTTTGATTACCATGTGTCCAATTGTGTGGTTTATCTGGATACTGTCTAATACGATACGCAAATTCAGTGTCAATATATTTGTCAATGTTTTGCCCACCGTCAAAAGTTTGATAGACAACATTGTCTAACTCTAATGTAAGTTTATTTTGGGAATAATCGACTACCCAGTCTAATTGCATTTTAGACTCCTGATGGATTTATATCGTCTTTGTCTTCAGGTTCCTTGTCTAATGGACTCTCTTCTTCCGGTGAATAAAGTTCACCTTCTAGGTAATGTTTAGCAGAACCAATGTATTCTCCTGCTTTAACAATTTTGCCTTGCCACCAGTGTGGGAAATCTCCGTCAGGTAGGTCACCTAACATTTTGTATAATTCTACACTATACTTTCCTATCTTGTATAGTTCTTTTCTCATCATGTCTGATTCATCATCAACATGACCTATTGCTATTTTAGTAACAGTATCATCTTCCATAATAGGAAGTCCTGCTAGTTTTCTCATTCTGTTTAATTCTTCGTATGCTTTAGTACCACCAAATCCTGGACTTTCACCATCACCATCACATTTAGGACAAGCCTTAAGTGACTTCATATCACCGTCTTTGTACCCTGTGCCATTGCATGGTTCACAATCACCTTTGCTTTCTGGATCCTTTGTGTTTTCAAAAGTTTCAGGTTCTTTAATACCTTTTGCTTTTTTGACTTCTTTCTCATCATCACTGAAAGGACTTACTGTAGGTACTTCATCAGGACGTTCTCTTCTCATAGTCTTTTCCTGATTGTATTCTCTTTCTAAACTAGGCATTTTTTGTTCTACCTGGCCTAGTGTTAATTTAGGATACTTGTCCATCAACCAAGCATAAAAATTACCAATGCCAAATTCTTTTCCCATAGCATCTCTTTTAGCGGCACGTTGCATGCCTGCTGTTTTGAACATTTCTCTATCTAAATCTGATTTTGGCATATTATTTCCTTAACTACTGAACACCTTGTTCTGCTTTTAACTTGTCAATCATAGACATTACTCTAGGTCCAAATGGTGAATTTAAAAGCATCTCCATATTTCTTGCCATTTCACTTGCACCTTGTGATGCTCTATCACCTCTTTTACCTATCATGTCAATGCCTTTGGAAATTTGTGCCGCTGATTGACCTGTGCCTCTTGCCGCCTTAGTAGCCGCCGCACTTGGACTTGCTTCTTCCATACCTGCAAGTTCTCTTAATCTATTTAAATCGTCCATTTCTTCCCCTTCGTATTCGCCATGGTCTTTATAGTCTGCATTGTTGACTACATCTTCTATGTAACCTTGAACAACTTCATCTCTATCGTCGTCCATGTGTAAGTTATGATCTCTAGCATATTCACTCATCTCTTGGTCAAGTTCTTCTATGCTCATGCCCATAACTTCTGCTAAGTCACCTTCACCTTTTTCGTATGCAGATATTAAATGATTATACATCATATCTTCTCTGCTAGGTTCACCAAAAGGAGCACTTTCTTCTGCAGGCTCTCTTGGTTCTTCATACTCTGGATGTGAATCATCGTACTGTTTTCTTAATTCATCTTGGTCATACGAATCACCATAAGTTTTTTTAAATTCTTCTGGGCTCATTTCTATAGCATCTTGAATGATATCTTTAGCCCAATTTTCTTCAATACCATAGTCTGCTCTAATATCAGATAAGTCAAGTTGCTCTAAATCTTGTTGTTCTTCTTTGACCATGCCTTTTTTCTTAGCAAAGTCTAACATCTGCATTAAGCCTTCTTCTTGTTGGATAGCATCTTGAAACTTTTCTCTAGGTGATTTTTCTTCGCCACCTCTTTGACTTGGTAGCATTTCAAACATGCTTTTTAATGCTTTTGCTTGTGCAGGACTAATATCAACTGTTTTTCCATCATCAGTTGTAACACTTGTTACTGGAGTAAACTTTTTGATTTTCATTGCTTCTGCATCTTTACCTGCATCTTCACTATCAATAATTTTACCTAACTGATTTATCATGTTGTCTTGGCTAAATCCAGGACTTGTTACATAATCATCGTCATCGTCATCTTTCATTCCGGTATCTACATCACCAAAATTGATGGGTGCTTCTGATAAACCTGCTAATTTTTTTAGTATATCTAAATCTTCTTTCATTTTATCACCTAATAATTTATTTGTGAACAATGCAAATATAGTTTCATTAAAACTTCCAAAATACTGATTGAAAATTTCTCTTTGCTCTTGCTCACTTCCAACACTTGTGAATGCTTTTCTAAAAGCACTTGCACTTGCAACTTCACCGTTTGTTCCAACATTAGGAGCAACGTAAATGTAACCCCTTTCACTCATTGGAAGTGCTGGATGTTGCTTTAATGTATTTATCATCTGATAGTACTTTGGACCTGGTTCTCCTCGTACTCTCATGTCTAATCCTGTTTCAGGATCTACATTTTTCATAGGAAAACGGTCAGTATCTTTTTCACCAACAGCAAATATAACCATTGTGTCTTCTTGATTAAAGTTTTTAGTGTATGAATCTATTAAATAAGGTTGCGGTGCTTTGATTATTTTATCCATTGGAATGTCATGCAACTGTGCCATAATTTCTGCTTTTTCTTTGAAATTGAATGGACTTTTTGTGCCGTCAACTTTATCTGATGTTGCTACATAAATTTCTGCGTCTGAGAATGTTGCTTGAAGTTTTTTATATACTTCGGCATGATGTGGTAACATCGGTTGGAATCTGCCTGGATATATTACGACTTTTTTCATAATTCTACTATTCTTACTTTTAATGGAGTTGAGCCTTTTAGTAATCTATGATAACATCTTTTATTGATATGTATAGTGGACCCGGGGCCTATTTCTTTTGGTAGTTGATTATCAAATTGGAATTTCCAACCTACGCCTTCTATAACTTTAACAAATCTTGTTTTTTTATCTCTGTGCCAGACAAGTTCTTCATTGTCTACTGATAAATCAAATACTCTTTCAAATATGTTTTCTGCTATGTGAGTTTGTGCGTAAGGTTTCGACATAGCCTACCACCACTTTCCACCTTTTACTAGACCATAACGTGGAAGCCTACATGCCCAATATCCTGCTTTCATTTTATCATTTTTCTTTTCACAGTTGTGTCTAGCCGCAAATGATTTTGCTCTCTTTTTGTTTCCTGACTTTGTTTTTAATCCTGCATCACCAAAACTAATTTTCTTAACTCTGCCTGTTTTAGGATTTTTAACATAAACTTTATATTTTTTACCACCACCGGAACTTCTCATTGGCTTGTTAAGTTTTACTTTCTTGCCATTGTATTCTGCTTCGTTGGTAACACTTTCACCGGCATGCATAGCCGCCATGTGTTTTTTATATTTCTTTGTGCCTTTTTTGTGTGGGGATTTGCCTTCTTCTAATTCTACTTTGTAAACAATTTTAGCAATTTTGGCAATGTCGTCTGCTAACTCTGGATTCTCACTTTCTAATTCTGAAAATAATTCTTGTGGTGAATATTTTGACCAATCCTTTTTCATTAATGCTCTACCAAGTATTTTTCCTACTGCATTTTCTTCTGGTGTGTTATATGATTTTATCATAGGCAAATCATCTAGTTCACGTGCTGATTTCCAATCCATATCCAACAGACCTTCATTGAATTGTGAGTGATCCATGTTTTGCATTACATCATATATTACATCACCACTATTAACAACATCTATTACTCTACCACTTGCAAAGTTTCCAATTGGTTGTCCACCTACTTCCATGTCTGGATCTACACAATCGGCTACATCTAATCTTTCTAATTCTTGGTATATGGCATATTCCATATCATCTTTGTTTTCAAATTGTCTTTCTTCTCCAGCAAACTCATCTACTAATTTTTCAATACATGCACTTTGGATAATACTTCTTTCTTCACCTTCGTTAATATTTTCTCCAAATGCTAATTTAGATGCTTTGCCTAGTATTTCACTTCTTTGTCCTCTACCCATGTGTGGGAAGTCTGCCTGCATTTGTTGATATGCTAGTCTAGGATCGTCCATTCTCTTCATATAACTAGCAACTTGTTTAATTACTTCTTCGTCACCTGGATATTCGTCTTTGGATTTTTGTCTATCTGCTTTACGTTCATCATGTTGAACAATATCTACCCAACTTGCTCCAGTCATCTCACCTTCATCACAACCATATCTACCAAAGCCATCACATTCCAAGCCTTCTTCGTATTCATCTGTTTCATCGTTGTACATTTCTTCTTCACCGTCCATGTACCCATTTCCACCACAGGCTGGACATACACCATCTTTGATATAGTCGTCCATGTAGTTGCCTTGTAATGCATCTTGTAAATCATCGTATGCTTCTTGTCTTTCTTCAGCATCATAGTAATCATCAGGCTCACCAATCATACCATTGTCTTCATCTTCAATTAAGTATGGAATATCTAGCCAAACTTTTTCACCACCTTTAAGTGTTACTTGTTCACCTATGTCTGTGGCAAGCATTTCTTCACTTTCCCAATCAAGTTCGGGTAAAGATCCTGCTTCACGTAATTTTTTTGCTAGTTGGAATGTTTCGATGTATGCTTTACTGCCATGTCTAAAAGGACTATCACATAGTGCAGTACCTTCTTTTACATGTTTTGCTAATGCTTGAAGTGATTCATTTACAGACTCTTCTTCGTTTACAGAAATGCTTTCTGTGATTTGTGATGAGAGTTTGTTTTTATCTGCTGTAAAATCGAATAGTTTCATGTAAACTATTTATCACTTTTAGCAGATTTACTCGTTTTCTTGTGTTTCAGACTTAGGTGTCCACTGAATATTAATGCCTCTTCGTTCTAACTCTTTTATGCATTTTATTCTAGTTTTAGGTTTTGCACCTTCTTTGTTGATGTATTCGAATAGAAATTCTTTGGATTTTGCTTTGATGTAATCGTGTTCCCAATGCCATTTAGTACGGCTACCTTTAGCATATTTTTTTACTGATGGTCCAAATTTAACTGGCATAACTATCTCCCTTGTCCTCTGTATCTTTTGTGGGAACGACGTTTGTGCTTGTTCATTGTTGACGTGGATACTTTTGTTCTTCTACCACGACCACCTTGTCCTATGGAACTTGCCTTCCTTGTAGGTGTTATTGTTGATACTTTTCTTGCCGCTCTAGCCATTACCCCTCGGTGTGACAACACATACATCAGTGTTGTTTTGATGTTTGTATTTAGTTAAAAATAGTTTTAATTGAACTTTATTTGGATTTTTTAAGTTTTGCAACTTCTTTTTCAAGTTCTACAATTCTTTGTGCAAGTAATGGGTACTGCTGTAACCATTTCTCTTCTCTGGAAAGTATCTCAATATCATATCTTTTGGCTACCCATGCCATAAGATTGTCTAAGTGTTTTTGAAACCATACACCAACTTTGGTATTTTTAAACCATTGATAAAAACTACTGCCAATTATACTAGACAGTATGCTTTTAAGTGTTAATATGAATAACCAATGCATTACTTTATATTCTCCTACTTTATTTATTATATTTATGAGGTAGGTGGTGAACTCTTATATGGGTGACTGTTAGGTAAATTACTCTCCAACCCCCACTTGTGGGCAAGATAACCTTCTGCTTTTT